TCGTGGACAATCAACGCCAAAGCTGTCAGTGGCCACACCAGTTGTAAGTCTAGTAACGCACCCGATTCAGAATGGTCTCCATCGACATGCGTCACATCGAATAGACGCGAGACAGAAGGCAGCTGCTCTTTAGACCGCCCGTCCAGCCACAGAATTGAACCCGTGTAACCAACTCGTAACAACTCTGACTCAACGTATCGATGATCTCCGCGATTGGTTCCTCCGTGGGGTAACCCCCAAGTGTCGCATAGCGCCAACTTGTTGATAGACCCACTCCGCAACGCCGCTAAGACAGAGTCCCCGTCGCGCACTCCGACCTCAAGATAACTCTTGGCAGCTGTTTGCTCTACCACACTAGCTACAAGTGCTCGATGGGATAACATAGCTCTCATGACAGCGACATCTCCCGGCGCCACTTCGGGTGCCACGGGACTCGTCCATCCCCCATATCTACAACGCTAGCCGTTCGATAGACCGCTTCTGGTAATGAGAACGCCGTCATCCCATTCCGATGCCATTGGCGCGCAATCTGCTCACGCTCGGCTCGGGACTTCACGAGAAACTTGTGATGCTCGATACAGACCGGCGCAGAATCTCCCATACCGAACGGAGACATCGCATGTAGCGTCGGACGGCCACCCGACATCTCTTTCAAACTCAGTCGAGTCTGATGGTCGGGGAATAGCTGCGACGTCATCAGTGCGCTTGTCTCATCCGGCCACAAGTGCATCCGAGGGAAGTTCCAATGCGGCGATTCGAGATAAGCCTGAGACGCCAGCCAATCGACCATTGCCGGAGATGCCCGCTCATCGTCATCGAGACGTAGAACGTAACCGTCACGGCAAAACGATACGGCCTCATCAAGCACACTCTCGATGAAACCTTTCGACTCCACTTCCCATAGGTGAATCGGCTCGTATCCGGTCTCCAAAACCGGAACAGCCACTTGTGAGAATGCGTGCGGGCCATCAGCAACTACTACCAACTCCGCTCGGCACCGTTCTGCTAACTCCGCAAATGAACGCAGAAACGGGAGCGCATACGGCTGGCCCTGAGTGACGGTAAGAATCGAGAGGCTCATCCCAACCACACATCCGTAACGAATCCGAGGTCATTGCCAGGATCAACCGGCCCGCCGATCTGGAGAATGGGCCCGGTGCTTCCGTCTGAGAGCGTGAGCTTATCTTTCGTTGAGATAGCCACGGGCTCCAAGAACGTGATCTGCGCTCGACTCATCGTCAACTCCCCTTCAGGAGTGCGCACTTGCTGCTGGTGGAACGAAACAATCGCTCCACGCTTCACGGCAGCCTTATACGTCTGCGCTCCACTCGTGGTCTGCTCTTTCCACGCGGCATGGAGCACCGTTGGCTGCAAGTCCTTTGTAACAGCCTTGGCCGTCTTGACCGCGCCACGAAGAATATCATCCAGGCCCATGTTAGACCACCGAGAATCGTGCGCCTGTTACGTACTCAATAAGCTCCGACGTAAACCATGACGGAGGCAACATATTCAATACCGCATCGGGTAAAACCTTAGCCGTCACCATATCCTTGAACGTCAAGGCCACGGAACCTGCCTTGATACTCGTGATTCCCTGGACAGAGATGTCGCTATCGAGCGTTCGATCCGTCGTTCCAAGCTGAAATGCAAGTTCGCCCGTACCTTCTTTCAAATCTTGTGGGATAACCGTCGGAGCAATTAGATTGCCATTACGATCATACATCCCAATGCGCGGCCATGAGAGCCGCTGCGTGGTCGTCGCCGGAGAGCCGGTCCACTGCGGGCGCGTCCGGTAGTGCGCGCGCTGGTCAAAAGCATTACCAGCCGGCACGTAGTATTTGTATGGCTGCGCCATCATATCCATGACGCGCGTTGCCATGATCAGCGCCACCACCGGGTCCGCTACGCTATCCCATGCCTCAGCGTGCAGGCGCGTCTCGATATACGCGGTCTGCTCAACCTCGGTCAAATAACTGTTCGCGTTTGCCGCGCCCGGAGTCGCTATCAAAGTCGCCATAAGGCACTAACCCTCTAGCCACGCGTAAATCACTAACCTCTGGTTCACGTGGCGCTCCACAACGCCACGTGCCCTATAGAGTTGTTACGCGAGCGTTCCGATGCAGATGCCGCTGTCGCCGTTGGAGTCCGAACGGACGCGCGGGATCATGATCGCCATGACCAGGTTGTGGAACGTGAACCCGTCAACCGACGTCCACGGGATGACCGTTGGCTGCTGCCCGACGACCATGTCAACCACATCCGAAGTCATCTGGACCACGGCGACCTTCGTCGAGGGCATCAGATCCGCCGTCTTCACTGCACGGACTCCCTCGATCTGAAGGATACGATCCTTGATCGTATTCTGCCCCTTGCTCGATGAGTAGTCCGAGTCCAGCGACGCACCGACATCCGTATTCAGATAGATGTTGTACGGGCCGAACTTCTTGTTGGCGCGCAGCTTGGCGAGCATCAGCTGCACTTCCGCGAACACCGTGGACCCAACTGGAGCGGTCGTCCATGCCGCCAGCGTCAGCGCCTGTGTCTCCGCGTTCGGTGCGTTCAACAGGCCAGGTGCCGAATACCCAGCCACGACCAGATCCTGGCCGTCGAGGGTCTGTGCACCGTTGATCGCAGCGTCCTCGATCAACTCGTTGACTGAGCGCGTGCCCCACTTGATCTGCGCGGTGTCGATGGGCATCCCCAGACGCTGCGACTGCCGCAGCGTGCGGATGTCGATCTCGAAACCACTCAGCGTCAGGTAGACGGGCAAACGAGACGGGAGCATCGCCGGGATGAAGTTCTCGGTGCGAGCCGAGGGCGTCATTGACCGCTGCGCGTTCCCCGTCTTATTCGTGGCGTACCACTCCAGCTGTGTCACGCTGAGCGGATCTGCCAGGTTGTACGTCAGGCCTGCCGCGAGGATATCCGCAGCAAACGTCAGACGGTCCATCCCGACTTCGACCACCGCGTTGTCCAGCTGGATCTGCGCCCGCTCCGGCAGCGGTGCCGCCGTGCGGAGTGCCGGGTCCGCCAAAGCGGACTCCATGTTACGGAATCCGGGCGAGCGCATCGCAGCGACCGACCAATGACCCGTCTCCTGAATAGCCGTCATCACCAGATCCTTCAACGGATTCTGCTTTGAGGCTGCTGTAAATCGAGTTTCCTGCATGACCACTTCCTCCTAGACGCTTAGCGTCAGAATCTACACAACCTCAACGCGGATACGGGTGAGCGCCGTGACGGTGGGCTTGTTCTCCAACGCCGAGAACAGCGCCTTGCCGGAAGCCAGGATAGCCAGCGTTCCATTTCCGGCGGATTCGAGCAAATCACCCGCAGCAATGTCCTGCCCCGAGGCAATGAACATCCAGAAGTGCGCCCCAGCCTGACCGGCCGATACCTCCACGAGGTCATTGGCCGCGTAGTCATCATCGACGCCACGCCCCACCATGAGCTGCTCGGTTGCCACGAGCCGTGCCGTGTCGCCACCACCTGTCGTGTGCTTACGGAAGCGAATGACTCCGGCATTGTTGAACCGTTCCACCAAGTGGCCCGGGGTGACCGCCTCTGAGACTGCGAGATCGTTGATCTGAACTCGCTCACCTCCCAGATAGATCGTGTTCGGATCGTTCTTTGTTACCGCCATGTTTCTACTCTCCTAGCGAATGGGAAATGAATCCCTTAGTTAACGGCTGCGGGCTTCCGAGCCTTCAACGCCGCATCGTAGGGATTCGGCGGGGTGAACGTGTCCTTACCATCAGCGACCCGTGGCACGCCACGACCGCTGTAGTCGGCGGGCTGCTCGACGTGTGCCAGAGCGGCCACCTTCTCCAGCTGCTCCACGGGCATCGCGGTCAGTTCCGCTTCTGTGTAGACGGTCTGGGCAGTCTTCAGAGACGCGACCAGTTCGTTGCGCTTCTTCGTCTCAGCCGCGCGCTGTCGCTCGATCAACGTGCGCAACGACTCGGGAGCCGCCTTCATGAACTCCTCTTCCAACTGCGCCTCGGTCTTCTGAACCGGCGCAGCGGCCGCTGCCTTTGGCTCATCAACTGGCTCGGGCGTTGCTGCCGGAGTCGCTACCGGCGTGGGGACTGCCGGAGTTGCTGCGGGCTTGACTTCCGTCGCCGGAACGGGCGTCAGCGCCGCCAATCGATCCGCTGGGACATTCTCCAGCCACGTGGCATCCGCGTCCGTAAACCGACCAGCCGATCCTTCGATGATCTTCTTCACTTCCTCTTTCATGTTCTCTGCTCCCTTGATGGTCGTGGTCTTACCGCAGCCGCATGCGGTGCTGGGCGCGGGAGCACCCTCCGCAGTCTTCACGGCTTGATAGCTCACGATTGGTTCAACTTCTTCTGCGTTATCCTTGAGAGTCACTGCGCCGTCTTTGTTTGTGGAATACCCACGGCGCATGGTCTGCCACTTGTCCGTCGGATTCACCGAGTAGATAACTTGGCTCTCGGCCGGAAATACTTCATCTACACCCATGAACCCTGGCTCGATTGCTCGCAACGCGGCATCAAGGGACCGCCGGAGATCGCGATCACTGACACCTTCTGTAGCCTTGTTCTCACGGAATACACCCAGAATCCGGCTGAGGAGCCCACGCTTCTCCTCCGGGTCTAGGGTGATCCGCAGTTTTTCTGCCATTACGCGATCCTCCCTTGCGATCCCCTCCGCTGTAATTAGATGCCGAACCGCTGTCCGAGGCGCACCGCACCCCGCAGCAATCGAGCAGGCACCCTCCGTCCCGACTGGCAGAAACGCATTGTGATCGCTCACGAGATTCCGCCAGATACCGTGAAACTCTTTGCCCTGGAACTCGCCGTCCTTCTGTTCCACTTCAACAAACGTTCCAATACTGACTTCTACTGCTTCCCCGGCCCGAAGCCGACGAATCACATCCACAGCATCCGGCCCAACGGCCTCCGCGCGGACAGGATCCAGCCACGCCTCGAACTCCAAGCGCCGGGTTTTCAGAATACGCTCGGATGTCGTTGTATTGAAAATGACTCCGAAACTCTTCTCAAGAATGTCCGGTGTATTCGCCGTGACCTGCGAGCCTTTGACCTCCGGGTGCCCGGCAAAGCAGGCACGACCGTTCCACTGCTGCGGTGTCTCGGCTAACTCCTCTGCTGGGATGAACTCGGGCACCTCGCTATTGATCGCCCAGACGACACCCTCGACCATCGCCACGACGGGCACGACCAAGTGCTCCGCATTGTTGAATGTCGAGGTGCGGAGCTTTGAGCCCGTTGCGCCGACGAGGTGGAGGTGGCGATACTCTTGGATCACTCCAGCTCCTTCACGCGACGACCAAGGCGGCCGTCTGGATACGTGAGATACTTGCGACCCTTATAGGGACCGTTCTTAATCGTGGTAACCTTGACCTGCCCAATCTGCGTCGGGTCTTCACCTGCCGCAAGCGCCGCCTCGCGACTTGGATAAACACGCCCGGTTTCCATGTTCATTGCAACAACCCCACAGTGCATCGGCAGTTCGGGTGCGCGGGAGGACCGCTAATGCTAAACTCTTCGTTCAGCTTCACCGTCTTCCCTTCCATCGGTGCGCAAATCGGGCAAGGATCGGCCGTGATCCAAACTTTCTTCTCTTTGCCCGTCAAGTGCCCGGCCTCTTGCGCCTGCTTCCACAGCTGGACTTGCCCTTCATTCGCGGCGGTCATCGTCTCCGTTCGTGCAATGGCCAAGGCCCGCGAGCGCCTGAGCTTCGCGGCGTATTTCGCTGCGGCCTTATCGGCTGCCGCTTCCGAACTCCCGCGCGCAATCAACTTGGCTCGGTGCTTCACGACGGCACCGGCGTGCCGCTCGGTGAGGCCAATCGTGTCGTGGATGAGTCGTGCCGTGGCCCGAGGGCCAATGCCCGTCTCGAATCCTTCGACCACGACGGCACGAATCGTCGCCCGAGCCTCGGCAGAAATCTGCTGCACGAGACGAGCCGCGTGCTGCTGGGCCCACACCTGCGCCTCAACAGCCGAGGCATCGAAGCGCATCACAATCTGTCCCCGCCCGCAAGCCATTAGCGCCCCTGAAGTAACGACAGCCATGAATCAGAGTTTCTGATCGTCTTCAAGCGCCCTCGAATCTGATCCAACTCTGAATTCGACACGCCTGCCCCTCGCAAGTCCTCGAATAACGTCTTGGTATCAATGTCTTTGACCATTTCCTTTGGTTTCAAGAGCCACGACGGGCGCGCAATCTCATTAGCTGAGACTTGGTCCTCTAGCTCCGCCATATGTTCGATGAACCCCGCGCGTGCCCGTTGTGCAAATAAAGTGTCATGGTCGAGTAGCTTGAGGCGACCCGAATCTGTAACAAGCCAATTATTTGCATTACGGTCAGCGTTCCCTAGAAGAAAGTCTAGAGTGGCTGCGCGCTGCTGCCCGTCTCCAGTACCAAATCGGACCTTGGATACCAAGTCAGCTGCCCGTGTGCCCTCCGCAAGTTCAAACAAAACACCCTTCTGATCATTAATGGTTCGACTCACCATCTTAGGAAGTAAGTCGAGGGCTCCCATTTCCTTCGCCACAATCCGTACGGATGTCTCATTCACAAGATTCGAGGCGGGTTTGAAAAACGCTTTTGAACCGTCAGCGAACGTAACAACCGAATTTTGTCCAGTAGATGTAACGCTAGCGACTGTCTTCGTTGAGAGCGCCCGATCCTGCGTCGCGCTATTTCCTACGACACAAAGCCCTGTCGCATCCGCTCCGGCTGCGAGGGTCGCACCAAAAGCATTAGACAACCCATCCCCGGCTGCAGCCGTGCGCAGCGGAGACTCCAACTTACGACCCACCAGCTCCACTTCGAGTCGCGCCACGACGTCATCGAGCACAAAGATCGCTGCACCCGGAACACCGAATGCAAGCGCCTGTTCCAACTCATCAAGCGGCATCGCTGCCTGCGTCTCCGCAATCGCATCGAGGATAATGCGGCGTACGCGTGGGGTCATCCGCTCCGCTGCTCGGGAAATAGGTGTCTCGTTCCGAGCGAGCCGGACTACGGCCGCAGCGACGACGCGTGGGGAGACGGTGAGCAGCATTACTTAACGACCAAGTTCATGACGCCGCCCTTGCGGAGCGCAGCCGCAAGCTGTTCGATCTGCTCGTCTTCGTCGGGCGCGTCGATGTTATCGGCGTCTAGCTCGGGCAGCGCTTCATAGCCAACCGTCTCGCGTACCTCGTTGGGCTGGATCACCGTCTGCCCAGGGAAATACGTATTGAGCTTGGCGAGCTTCTCAGCCCGATCAACTTGCTCCGTCTCGGTCATGTCCGTCGTGGGTGGCCAGTTGACGTTATACGGTGCGGCTGGCTTCGGCAAGTAATTGAACTCAATGAGTCGGTCCACGAACGGACGAACCACATGCTGCTCGGCAAATCCCTGGCGACGATCAGCGACTTGCGTATTCCAGTTGTCGCGATCTGTTGACGAAGCCAACTCACCGCGCTCCGAGCCCACCAGCATACGCATTGGAATACCGATAGCGCCCGCAATCTGCGAGAGGATGGCTTCCGCTGGCCCCTTGAAATCCGCCACCTCAGACCCGAGGGTGTTCACCTCGACGGCACGAGTGCGCATGACGCGGCGGATGTTATGGGCGTATTCGTCCACCTCATCGCTCAGCGCAGCTTCGTCTTCGGCCGACAAGTCCGCATCCTTATCGACGTTGACATTCAATCCCTGATTCGCTCGGAGCCAGAACGCTTCAGCCCCGCCACCCGTGACCTTTTCAAGATCGTCCAGTAGATTCCACACACGGTCTAGACGCGGCTGCCCGAACACATCGTTGTCCGTGATGTTATCCGCCACGTGAATAATGCGCGTCCAGTGCACTGGCTTGGCAAACGAGGACGACGCAACGTCAATACGCTTGAGCGTGTAGAACTTCGGCCACGCGAATCGCGGGCTCTGGTGGTCGGTCTCCCACTCGTGAACGGCCGCGTCTTCCTCGTTGAAGACGGACAGATACAGTAAGTCTTCGGGCCTATTGCCGCGTGGTAATGGCGTGTTCATCTCGCCAGCCGCACCCAAAAGCATGACACCGTATCGGCCTTTTCCAGCCACGATATCGAGGCGCTGGAACATATTCCAAATCTTGAGCCGCGCGTCCAAAGCCTGCCACGCGAGTTCCAGTGCCGTATCTACATCAGGACTCTCATCCTCATAGACGTAGCCACCGCCACGCCACGTAGCCTTTGGGAAGACCTCAACAACGCGCCCGGCAACCCCGCCACGCATATACCGCTCTCGATAATCGCGTGGGACAAGATTGCGCTCATAGCCAAGAGCGTTGTACAGATCGCGCTTCCCTAAGAACGTGATACCGGCTTGGTTGAGAAACTGCAGACGTTGGAGCAAGGCGGTGGTCGCTGTGCGTAACGTGCCGGGTTTCTTCGCGTCAGTCATTAGCGAGGCTCACAATGGCATCTAACAGCCATAGGAAGAAGCAGAAGAACGCTAACCACATCGCCGACATAAGGACCCACTTGATCATCGCCGCCCCCACGCTATCGATGAGCGGCCCGGAGGAGTGATCCCTGCTGGTCGCGGTGTTCGACCCCATGTGCCCGCCGAGCTAGGCTTGGGTTCAAGCAGTACCGCGTTGAACGCGCAACTCGCGGCGTCCACTTGGTTATCCTCTTTGCCCACAGGGAAGTCACACAACTCACGGATAAAGGCTTCGTTCCAATCGCCACGGACCAGGTAGACGTTCTTAGCTTCTACCTGAGCGCGAAATGGTTTTGAGCGTGTAACTTTGTCGTGGCTGACTATGACTTCCCTGTAATCAAAGCCTTTCAGCTGCTTGACCCGAGCGCTGGTGACTGTCTTCCCCGCACTACCACCCTCACGCTCCTCACGCTGCGAAACGGCAATGCCGTCGGCCTGTGCTGTTTGGAGCATGAGTGCCTCGACTCCAGCTGGGCTCAGATGGTCGAGGACAACATCCTCAACATAAAACAGGTCATCGGCTTCTGCCATGCGGCAGCCAACCGTTGCGTCCCCACCGCCCTCGGTCGCGCCCGTATCCCAGCCACGCACGCGCCTGGCTTTCACTGGCGCGGCACCAACAAACTGGAACCACTCTCGCTTAAAGAGCCCACCGCCCTCAGGCGCTGGTCGCTGCTGTAGCTGACCGGCGGTGCCATAGGGACCAAGGTCTAGCTCAAGTCGGCGTACCGTCTCTGGCGTAAAGATCGAGGGCCACAGCAACTCCCCAACCTCACGTCGGGGATCGCGAGGGTCAGCCGCATGGCCCGCGTCCTGCTCTGTCCGTGGCCGCGAGGGCTCATAACGCATCGGGAAGCAAATATGCCGATACCCGCCACGAGTGAGAAGATGCCCACTGAGGTCATCCTCATGGAGCCGCTGCATGATAATAATGACGTTGACACCGCGCACAATACCGCGTGAACTAATCGTACGGTCATACCACGCGTTCGCTTCCGCTCGCTCGGTATCGGATCGTGACTGCGCCTCGGTGAGGGGGTCGTCTATGAGGATATAGTCGGGGTGCTCGCCGGTGCCTACGCCACCCACTGACGAAGCAATGCACCAGCCACCCTGGTCGGTATTGAACCGCGTCTTGGCATTCTGGTCGTCAGCAAGAGTTACCGCGTAGTGTTCCTGGTACCAATCCGACTCGACGATGCGGCGCAACTTACTGGCGGCGTCGATAGTGCGGTGGCTTCCGTAAGACGCGGTAAGAAAACGCAGGCCCGGTTTACTCGCCCAAAGCCACGCAGGAAACATGACGCTAATCAGTAGCGTCTTCATCGTCCCTGGCGGGACGTTCACGATAGTGCGGCTATCGCTTCCTGCGGCGATGGTCTCTAGCTCGGAGCAAAGAGCATCAATGTGCCAGTTACTACTGAACGCGCGATCCGGCTCGATGATGGGCCAGACCTTCTCGACAAACAAACGCAATGATCGACGGCAAAGCTCTGCCTCCAGGGCATCGCGCCGCGCTAAGACCGCGCCGAGATCAATGCTTTGTGTCTGAGGCTCTAACACTATTCTTGGTCATCATAGCCTCATTCATACGTCGGCGGTTGAGTTCGTCCTTCGCTCGCTTGGTGAGCCCGTCTAGCTCTGCGGCGATGGATTCTAGTGGGAGGTCTCTCAAATCGTCTGATTTCTCGACCGTAATAGTGCTCTTGGGCCCGAGGCCCGTGCGATCTAGGATGGCTACGACTGCCGCGAGGCGCGTCTTATCGTCATAACCACTGACGAGGATGTCCTCTAGCACAGCGACAGACTTCTCTTGTAACGCGACCATGCGCCGCTGTACCTGGTCCTTTGCGAGTGCAACTGACGCGCCGTGTAGGACACACGTCTCCTCTCCCTCGACGGGTATGCGAGTGCACGGAGTGCCGGCCTTGGACACGTAGGCGCAACCAATGGCCTTTGGTGCGTCTGGGTTCAGGCTCTCGTATAAGGAAGGCATAGATCGCGTCGGGCGTGACTATACGCGCGGCCCGAGGCGAAAGTAAAGATGGAAACGGTGCTTCCGAGGGTAAGCCCGAGTAAGGTGAGGTAAGGTGGAATTTCCCGAGCCTTTCTTATATACCTTACCTACCTTACCTACCTTACTCTTGTATATCTTCTAATAGGAGAGGTAGCGGGATTGGACGGTTAAGCGAAGATTAAGGGGAGACGGATTTTCCGTAATTCGGGAAGTGCGTAGGCAAAATGGGTAATTCCCGGTAAGGCGGTAAGGCGCTCAAATTTCCTAACGATTTTCACCACCCGCCTTACCCAAACTTTCACCTTACCTACCTTACCTACCTTACCCTTCTTTCTAAACATTTCCGACCTTACCTACCTTACCGACCTTACCCTCGCCGCGAAACATTTCGCCCGCGACCACCTTACCTACCTTACCTACCTTACCCTTCTTTCTGAACATTTCCCGTCTCGCCTTTCGCTTCCCGCTCCTCCGTCTTCGACTCCAGCGGTAACACCCCAGTGGGCGCCGGTCCCTCATACCCAACCACTGTCTTCCCTTGAGTACTACCCTCCCATACTCTGGTCCTCGTAAACCCAAATCGTTGCATAATCTCTGAGATACGCATAGAGCCAGACCGTTCACGTCTAGCCACTTCGATGCCTAGTACATCCCAAATGACATTTGTTGTCACCTTACGCCGCCCATTTAATGAAACAGGCAGATTCTCCACCAATTCCCCAATAATCTCCTCCCACGCATCCATCTCTCGACGTTCATCTTGCTGCTCACCAGCAATGGCCCACAGTGCCTCAGGGAGTCGTATACTCTCACCTTTGTCTTCTCTCGCATTAGCCTCGGCCCAAAGCTGGTCACGGAGGGCTCGGATCTTCCCCACGTTAAATCGTTTCACGCGCACCGGCCAGAACCGTCGTGCGCCTGTCGGGTCGGCCAGATACCCTCCACCAGCTGGATTCGTCGTCCCTATGATGATGAATTGCCTCGCACGCTCCACGGGCAGCCTCGCATAGGCCATACGAGCGGGTCCATCTACCTGCCTCGATAGCGTGGCCTTGAGTTGCTCAGAGTCGGCCTTGCGTTTCCCGGCCAGGTCTGATGCCTCGACAATCCACTTTCCAATGGTGCCCTCGATGAGTTGCTGGCTTCGGACGTGCAACGGTAGGTCATCCGAGAACCACTCGGGTTTCGGGCACAGCGCACTGAGCGCACTCGACTTTTCCATACCCTGCCCGCTCTCAAGGACAAGCATCTCATCGAACTTACAGCCAGGTGATCGGATACGGCGGACAGCGGCCACCAGCACCATGGCACTGACGGTCCTCGTATACTCGTTGTCCTCGGCTCCGGCATAGTCAATCAACCACGTATCGATGCGCGGCTCGCCATCCCAGGTCAGTGTATTGAGATACTCCTTGACCGGGTGGAAGCCATTCTCCCAGGCCAGGTGGCGTATGACCTTATCGAAGAATTCAAAGCTGGGGCGAAAATGAAACTCAGTATCGACGCGCAGCCATAAGGCTGTGAGCACTCGGTCTTCCAGTGGCTCGCCATTGACGATCAGTTTGTCGGAGAACTCGTTATAGGCCAGACGCACCTCTAGAGCCTCGATGGCGTGCTTGATGTTCTCTTGGTCGTCCTTGACGATGTTACCGTCTTTGGTGCGGCGGAAGTCGCTGTCTCGGCCAAGCCACTCGAAGATTCGGGCCAGGACTCGCTTCCCATTGTCACCTAAGTACTTGGCTAGTGATGGGCCACCCTTCGACCGCACCTGGGCGTTTTCGAGACGCGCGGCCGTCGATTCGAGCACCAGGCGAATGTCCGATACCTCGGTATTCTGGCAATAGATGGAGATCGCTTCGCCCATCAACTGACACTCGTCTTTGGTGAAGCCGAGCTTGAGCATGAAGCCAGCCCAGGCGAGCCGTGGCTCATGACCAAAGCCGAATACACCGAGGTACTTCGATAGGATCATGGAGATGGCGGATAGAGCGACCGATTGACGTAACTGCCCGGCCTCTAGATGGGCTGGGGTGTCGTGACGACGAAACTTGAGTTGCTCCTTATGTCTCGGGTCGTTCTTATCTACCCACATCGATGGCGGGACCATCGACTGGAACCCCAATGTGCCATCGTTCTTTGTCCCTCGAATCTCGATGAGGGTCGTGCCGTCGATGTCATCGTAGCGATAAGTGGGTATTGCCTCGTTGGCGGTATAGAGACAGTGGGAGACGAACTTACTGTCACGGCCATAGACGAATCCGGTGGAGGGGAGGATCTTCTGGGCGACCTTCGTGCCGTCGGCCCAATCAATATCTATGTCGTGCAGAAACTTGCCCGGCTCTACTTCAATGCCAAGCAGCAGACCCACTCGATGTGTGTCTTCCTTATATTGCCCTGCCGTATAGGTCTTCGTGGGCCAATCCTTCTCTTTCGGCCCTTTGCTGCTGCCCTCGGCCTTCCATAGAACAATACGGTAGTGATTGTCAAGATAGCGCTGAACGATGTTAGCGCCCGTCATCTCTTGGCTGTCCACGAAATAGATATAGACACGGCTAGTCCTCCGTTGAAAGATGCTTGGGCCCCACCACCCATTGGGACTAGCAATGAGCAATAGGCGAGGTGCCTGGCCTTGGCACGCCCAAGCTGCTTGCCTCATTCTGTCGGGGTGGACTGAACGCGGAAGCGCGGGTTAGTATACGCGAAAACCCAGTGGAAATAAAGGTGTTTCTGGTGAATCGTCGCGTGAATGCGGTGGTGAATTATTTCGCGGCGGAGTAGGAAACGCGCGGCGGAAGTTATTACGGAAGTTAGTAACGCGCGGGCGCGAGGCGCGGTGGAAATAATTTTGCGGACGCGTGAGATTTGACTTTCGTTTCCGTGCGCGCGGGTTTAGACTTCGGTTCGTTGAGATTTTCGGATTGAGTCTTTCGGATCGTCGGTATTGGACCGGCGTCCGTTTCCCTCGGAGAGATACGATGCAATTCAAAAAGTTCAAGCAGACGGCTCACCGCGTCCTGTACCGGCGCAACGGTTCCACGAAGTCGGTGCGCATGGATGCACGCGAGTTTGAAGGTGGCACCGCACCTGACGTGCTCGATATCGGTGACGCCAGCGTGAAGTTCGCAGCGGCATCGGCCGGTGCGTCGAGCGTGCCGATGCCTGCCGACGTGGCGGAAGCGAAGGCAAAGCTGGATGCCTTCCGCAAGGCGCAGAAGGATGCCCGTGAGGCCCGGCTCACCCCGGAGCAGCGTGCGAAGCGTGAGCAGAAGGTGCGCGAGAACAAGGCAGCCAAGGCCGCAACGAAGACCGCGCCTCCGCAAAAGGCCACGCCTCAGGCTCCGCAGAAGGTGGCTGCGCGGTAACGGGTAACACATCTGTCCGCGTCGCAAGTAGGTTTGGCTTCATCTCCCGCCTAGCGTTGCGAGCCGACAGCCGCAAGGCGACCATCTCTAGCCCACCTGGAGATGGTCGCCGTTTCGTTGTCCTTAGTGTATGTATGGAGGACAGATGAGTGCAAAGCAACCAACTCCCGTCCCACCCGGTGCGGTGAAACCACCGCCACCTCCTGCTCCACCGAAACCAAGAGATGGCACCATGCGCAGCCCTAGTCTCTTTGATGATCTCGAAGATGAGCGGCGCGCGACGGAGGGCTGGGTGCCCGACGAACCGCCACAAATTGCGAGTCGTGGCGTCAAGCACATCGTCCTAAACTTTGAGACCACTGGCCTGCGATGGTGGGACCGGGATCGGCCACTCGCGGCATCGGTTTGTTTCCCTGACGGCACGGCTCGCTACATCTCATGGGGTCACCGTGGTGGGAACATCGCAGAAGAGACGGCCCGCCGATGGGCTCAACGCGAGTTGCGCGATCTGCATATCGAGAACATCAATACGCGCTTCGACGTGCACCAAGGCAAGACCTGGGGTATTGATCTTGAGGCGCAGAATTGCACCGTCTCAGATATTAGTCATTACGCGGCCCTGCTCGATGACCACCGCAAGACATTCAGCCTGGACCAGTTGATTCGAGACTTACTGGGTGAAGAGCCGATGGCGAGGCTAGACGAGTCTCGCATGGTAGACTATCACGCAGAGGAGGCCGCGCCTAGAGCGAAATACAATGCTCAGATAGTGCGGCGACTGCATGAGGTAATGTGGCCGCGCATAGTGGCGGAGGATTTAGAGCGGGTCGTGGCACTCGAATCCAAGGTCATTTACCCGGTTTGCGAGATGGAGCGCAATGGCGTGCCCATAGACCTTGAACTCCTCGACCACTATCTCAAGGCATCAAAAGCCGCCTATGAGCGTTGTCTCTATGACCTCATCAAGCTCGTAGGGTTTCAGGTCGATCCAGGCAGCCCCACACACCGCAAGCGATTGTTCGAGCATCTCAAACTACCGTTGAGCTATTTAGGCTCGGGTCGCGCGTCCTTCACCGACGCGATCACGAAGGAACACGAGCACATCCCAGCCATCGCCCTACTGCGACAGGCCACGAAGATTGCGAGTATCCGCTCGAAATACCTCTTGAAATATCAGAAGAACGCCGACAGCAACGGGATCATTCGCTACGCACTCCACCAGCTACGGGCGCAGAAGGATGAGCTCAGCGACTACGATACTGGTGGCACCGTTACGGGCCGGTTCTCGTCTAGTGCCTTGACGACGGACCCGGATGGTGGGATAAACATCCAGCAAGTAATGAAAGCCTCAAAGCAACGCGTGGCGTTTGGCTATGAGGAAGATGACAACTCGCATGACGATGAGATTTACATTATTCGTCGGCTACACGTCCCGCCAAGCGGGCGTCAGTGGATGGCGTCGGATGCGATGCAAGAAGAATATCGCATCTTTGCGAGCTACGTCGGTAATCCAGCCATACTGGCAGCGTATCGAGAGAATCCCTTGATGAGCTTCCATAAGTATATGTGGGCGCGCGTCAAACGGTTCAAGCCGGACCAGACGTATCGGCAGCAGAAGGATCTCAACTTCGCCTACATCTATGGCGCAGGGATGCTCAAACAGGCTCTAATGCTCGGGCATATCACGAAGTCCGAGTACGACGACATTAAGAAGACCCGGCGCTACGACCGGCGCTACGACCACCCCAGGTTGGAAGAGACGCGGGAGGTTCGCCGCATCTATGAGCAGGAGATTCCCGAGGTCAAGAACCTGCTTGCTCTAGCGGCGCACATTGCGAAACCTGTTTGCGACAAGGACTGTTTCGACCCGCGCAACGCGGCCCTCATGCGTAGGCTGCACGACTCCGAGGAGCATCGTGGCTATGTGCGCACGATTCTCGGCCGACGCAGTCGGTTCCCGAATGGGAATCGGTTACACAAAGCCTTCAACTCGATTGATCAAGGCTCGGGCGCGGATATCATGAAGCAGAAGATCATAGAGCTTCACGAGGATCGACATCGCACTGGGTTGACGCTTCGCTATACGGTCCATGATGAGCTAGATGGGGATATTCCGCAGGGAGCGGATGGGGAAGAGTCGTTGCGGTTGATTCATACTGTTTTGAACCAACAGTCGTTCCCACAATTGAAGGTGCCGATCCTGTGGGAAGTGTCGAGTGGGCCGACGTGGGCGGACTGTAAGGAAACGGAGTCGGAGTTTGCATCGTCGGATGCAGTGAAGTCGCTACTCGGTATTCACGATTCGCAGGATGAGTAAGACATCTTCATTCATATGGTTGCTCATTGGGCTATGGGCTGTTTGGGCTCTAATCTTTGGTGACGTGGTTCATTGGATGACCGCTGTATTGGCGTTAGTGGTCGTATCGGTTCTATTGTTCGCCTTTTACTTTGAGGAACGATGACCAGTACAGCCTTCACTGCACGTAGTCTCGTACTTCGAGCCATACCGCCCGAAGACCGGCCGCGCTGCCCGATCTCATGCCTGATGATCATCGTGGACCTCGACCCGCCGACGTGGCGATGTGAACGGTGTCTCCGTTATTACACTGGAAAGCAGAAGCAATGCACACTATTCTGACCCGCGAGCAGATTGAGCAGGCGTTGACGCCCTTCCGTGAATGGCTGGAGCGTGCCAAGCGATCTCCGTCGCTGGCGGACGAAAGCGACTGGAGTAGAGGCTTCGGGAGCGCCCTGGTTGCAGTGGAGGTTGAGTTAGACGTGTCCCTCCTGGCGCACGGCGCACCGACCGCCCCCAAGGAGCAGTAGAGAGATGGCGCGGCGCTTTCAAGCTAGACGCGGCAATGGCCGATTCACGCGGAACACGGTGGAGAACACGTTCGGCCTGCACGTCCATATCCATGAATGGAAGGCTGATGGTTCGTGGTGCGGCGCGTTCAATACGTGTCCAGTCGGTGAGCCCAAGCCCAATACCTGCCATGCGTGCGGCGAACCGTTGTCTGCCGGATCGGCCGCACCGATTGCCCTCAACCCGCTGTGTGACTGCGAGGTCTATCAAACATGCAGCACGTGCCGTCCCAAGGAGCAGCCATGACTGACATCCTCACGCCGGAGCAGATTGCGAACCTGGCCCAAAGAGCTAAGTGGGCAAAGGGCCTCAGCCCCGCAGCGGACAACTTGTGCGCGATTGCCGACTCTCACGAATCTCTCCGCGCCCAAGTGCAGGCGCTCACCGAGGAGCGGGACCGGGAACGCGAGCACCGAATACAGAACTTGCGTCAGACCGTCACGAACCTTGAGCGTGCCGAAGCCGCCGAACGTCTCGCCGCTGAACTCCATGAGCGCGTCACCGAGTGGCAACCAATCGTAAACGCCTACAACGCGAACCGCTGCGCCGAAGCCGATCCCGAAGGTGAAGCCCATCAGCAACGCAAGCGGGCTGAGAAGGCCGAACGTCTCGCCGCCGAGCGGGAGGCTGAGAACACCCGACTGCGCGAAGTGCTGGAGCAGCTCGTGTCGCGCGTTGCGAATGGGCGTGTCTCTTCGATCGGCTCGCTCGACAATACCCTCACGGTCCAGTTCGGACGAGACGAGCTTGAACGCTTGCGAGCTGCCCTGTCCCCCACCCCCGCTGCCGGCGATTGAGCATGAGCTACGACCTTGAAATCGAGCCGTGCGAGAACGGGCGATTCGGTTACGGTCGCGACATGGGCGTCATGAGCGGCAGGTTTTGGGCTGTGTTCGCGTGGGAATCCTCGTCGCGGTCCTGGCGAGCTGTTGCTCACTATCACGCGATGGAAACGGCTCGAAGCGAAGCGAGGCGACGAGACGCCAAGCGGGCCACCCCCGCTGCAGGAGAGGAGCCGACCAATGGCTGACCACGAACGTCACCACGAGCAATGCTCCGCTTCTCGGCCACGCTGGGCCATATGCGGGTGCCCGCCGGGATGGCCTCAACCGTTATTCACCCGCGCCCAGCTCGCCGCCCGGTTGACGCAACAGAAGTTGCTGGATGCGTATCAGGCTGCGACCCGAGCTTCGTGGCCGCCGAATAACGTGCAAGCTGCGGTTACGGCATCTATGGACGCCATGCGCCAAAGCCTCCTCGATACCTTGACCGGCGAGGGGGAGTGATGAGCCGCTTGCTACTGACGGAGCAGGAACGTCACCGATTTGCGGACTGGCTGGAAATGGAAGCTGCTTCATCCGAAGGGCTGGCGCTGGAGCTGGACAAGCTGTTCGGTGGATCGGTTGCCGCGATTGCCAAGCAACACCGGATGGAGGCCGCTGCGTCTCGGCTGATCGCGAAGAAGTTGCGGTCGATTGAGTCCATGACGATTGGGAGAGCCTCAGAGGGCGAGTGATGCGTTTTCGTATCGGCTGGCGTGAGCGCCTGTTCGTCTGCCGTTTGTGTCGTCACCGGATGGTCCGCTTCGCACGACACGATGCCGACGACGGCGGCGATCTCTGCTGGGGATGCCAGGAGCGCCAGAAATGGGCATCTCGCGAGGCCCCAGAAGCCAAGGTGAACCGTGGGTGAGTGGCAACCGATTGCGGAGCACGTCGGGCCGGAGATGCGCGTCCTCGTGAGCGATGGCCGCTACGTCGAGGTGGCTGAGGTCTGGGCGGATGAAAACGGCGAGTATCGGGTGTGGTGCGACGAAGCCGGCCGGAAGATTCACCCCGAGCCCACGCATTTCCAACCCTTGCCACCCGCGCCAGCCGTCACCGCAGGAGAGGAGGAGTAACCGATGTTCGCAGGAGAAATGGGTAAGCAGATGATGATTCAACAGGGCTACGTGCCGAAGACCTGCACGCTGCCAGCCGAGATCGCCGGCCCGCTGATCTACGCCGAAGTATCGGCAGGCCGTGACGTGTGCGCCGGGTGCAATGATGACCGCACCGTCTGCCACGGGCGCCCGAGACGCAAGGAGCCCCACCGATGACCGATGACCTCCGCGCCCTAGTGGAGCACCTACGCGACTGCGTGGATGTGAAACGTATCGAGGCCAGCGAGCATCCCGATTTGACGCGACGGCATTACGTCGATGGGCAGGTGCACGGCCTCACGTATGCCGCCAACGCGCTCGAAGCCCTGCTCGCCACCAGCCCCGTGAGCCCGAGCGAGGAGACGCCCCAGCCGAGGCGACAGGACTACCCGACTGCTGCGGCCTGGACCAGCGCCTATGGCGTCTGGCTGCGCCGCTACCAGCCCGAGCCCAGCCCCGCGATCCCGAGCGAGGACGATCTCGGTATTCGAGTTGTGCGGTGGGCCAGGGAGAATGACATCCATTGCACGCTGGGTCAGTTAAAGGATCTGGTTGACAGTCTCACCCTGCGCCAGCCCGAGCCCCGCCCCGTGAGCGAGCCGCCGCTGCAGGAGGATGTCAATGGGTAGCGAAGCGTCTATTACGGCGACAAAGTGGCCGAAGCAAGGGCGGTATCTGGGATACCGAGCCCGAGTCATGTTCCACTATGTCGGACCTGAGGTGATGGGCACAATCGTCCGCAACGATGTGGAAGCGCCGCATCAGACGCTGATTCAGCTAGATGACGGCCGGATCGTGCGCGCAGCCGAGTGCCAGTATTCGCCGGAGCCCGCCCCTCCCGTACACCGGGACGCGCCCGAGCCGCTGGACTGTTTCGGAGGGCTCCACCTGTTTCCACTGAACCCGTCACAGGGCGATATGTGCAAGTGCGGGATCGCACGATGGTCGAAATGACCGAACATGAACTCTTAGCCGAGTGTCTCAAATCACTAACTCCACTAGTCGAGTCAAACGGTGGGGTAGTGATCAAGCATGCCGACGCTAGCACGGCCGGTATACCAGACGTATCAGTAACGGTCAATGGCCGCACCTCATGGTGGGAGTTCAAACATGCGAATCCGAGGGTCAAAGGCACCGAGCTACAGCGACTCACGGCCCGACGTTTGGCCAATGCGGGTATCTGCTGGTACGTAGTCTATCAGACGCTACCCTCCGGTACCACGACCCATCTCGTGCGTCCATCCGCTGTGGGCGTGAACGGACATTTCCAGTCCGATCACTCGCACGCCGGGATCGACCACCGTTTTGTCGTTAATTTCATTTTGGAGCGTCATGCCGCCTAAAGTCCCATCCTACCTCCCGCGTCCGCTACGGCGGGCGACTCCGGCCCGCCCGAGGGTTTACCCTACTCCGGCCGCGAACGGCCCGCCTACGGGCGCTCCGGCCGTTTCTCGGGCCTCTCCGGCTCGGCCCGTCTCGGCGTTCCGGCCCGCTCCGACGACGGCGGAAACGGGCGGGATCTTTACCTATACCGGCCGGCACATTTCGCCGCTCCGACTGCGCACGGAGGACGTCTGTATCGAGGATATTGCCCACGGCCTGGCCTTGATGAATCGGTTCGTCGGTCAGACGCCACGGCCCATCTCCGTCGCACAGCACTCGGTCTACGTCAGTCGTCTTTGCGAGTCACACGGCCCACGAGTCGCCCTTCAAGCCTTACTCCATGACGCCAGCGAAGCATATCTGGGCGATATGTCGAAGTGGGTGAAGGGGATGCCGGAGATGGAAGGGTTTCGGAAGGCGGAAGCGCAAGCTCAGATGACTATCTATGAGTCGTTTGGACTATCGTGTCTAGAGCATGAGAGTATCGAGGAAGCAGACCGGCTCATGGTACGCTATGAGGCGTACGCGAGTTGGGGCGCGAAGATGCCGCTGTTCCTCCGGCCGCGCTATCCGGTGCCGACGAAGGAAGAATGCGAGCGCGTGGGGATGTGGCGACCGTGGACGTGGCTCATCTCAGAGGAAAGTTTTCTGAACCAGTTCAACGCACTCGTTTCGGACTTAGAAGACCGATGATTGCCGTTTATTTGAACGCGGGTTTCGCGTATACTTTACGTTCGGTTTGCGAGGTGAATGAATGAGAATCGCAGTCCTCTATTGGCCCACGACGTCTGTCGGCGGGATCGCTTCAGACCTTCTCAATTTGCGGTCGTGCGCTCTACGGAAGGGGCATACGTTCGATGTCTATCGGAGCGGTGACCTCTCGACGATTGAGCCGAGAAAGTTCAGAGAGCGGAAGCTGATTCGTGGCGGTGACAGCTTCATCCATATCGACGGAGAGGCATCGCACGCCAGTCGGCAGGTGCGCTACTCGGCCGATATGCTCAACCGTAACTACGACATCGTCATCCTGGGTTTCCTCTGCCCACATCCCAAGAAAGAGATACCTGAGCCGCGATTTTTGGAGTTACTCACGCGGCTGAAGATGCCGATTGTCGGCCGCGTGACAGATGGCTACTTCGATACGTATGCCGAGTGGGGCAAGCAGACACTCGCCCTATGCCAGCGCTCAACGGTCGTCGTCCCGTCCTATGCGAAGCCACTGACGGATCGTGAGATCACGAACTTTGAAATCTACCGCGCGCCATTCGACGCCGAGGCATACGGGATCGACTTAGAGGCAAAGCGCTCACCGACTGAGCTTACCATCTGGCCCAGCCAGCAGAAGAACATCAAAGGTTGGAACCCATTCCTGGAGATGCTCGCGGAGATACCCGGTGACGTAGAGATTTACAACTGCGGTATCCGCTACTACCAGACGCGCACATCAGACGAGTGGATTCGCGGCATCGGCAAGAATAACTTCCACCCGGAGTTCGGCGGCCTTGGGCGCCATACGTATTTCGGCTGGCAGACGCTCGACCATATGCGCAGTGAGGTCTACCCGCGAGCGTGGTTCATGGTAGACTTTCAAGGCATGGGAAAGCCACGCTATGAGGCGTATCGTCTTGGGTCCTACAACCACACGACGGTCGAAGCTCTTTGGTATGGGATGCTGCCGGTTCTGTATCATACGTCGATGAACGCGGGATTGCCGCCTGAGGTATTCTTCGCGGTTGAGGAAGCGAGGGACTTCATCACGGACCATGACCGTGCCCTCGAACAATTCCACGACGCGACACGACTAGCCCAGGCCCGTCAGTTCGTGCTCGATCACCACTCGGCCGATCATCAATTGGCCTATCTCTTGGGTGATCTGTGAAAGTCTATATCCCAACCATTGGTCGAGTGGACCGACAAGTAACGCTTGCAGCGTTGCCAGAGCGATGGAAAGAACGCACATGGCTCATTCAGCAGAATAGTGAGTCTCATACTCACCAGTATTTTTCTTGCCCAGTAACTCGCATTGCCCAGGTTCGTCAGTGGGTGGTAGAAGAAACTGAAGGCGAGAAGCTCTTGATGCTGGACGATGATCTTCAGTTCTTTACACGAACAATCGAAGATCCAAGGCTACGTCGGGCGACTCCCGAGGAAGTAGGGATAGCGCTGGATATGCTCGACTCGTGGTTAGATGAACGGGCTATGGTTGGGTTTGGCCCGGTCTTTATGAACCAGCAATATCGAGTGCCGTATATTGAATGCGCGAGAGTAGCGCACTCTTTCGGATTCCAGCGGAGTGTGTTACGTTCTGAAGGCATTCGTTTCACTGACGTCGTCTTTTCCGAAGACTTCCACGTCACGCTCTCTTTACTAGAGCGAGGTTATGCGAACCGAATAAGTACACTCAATGTAGTCAAACAGGTGAAGGAAGGTGCAAGTGGTGGCATTTCGACTTACGCTACCACAGAAATCCGAGAGGAAGCTAAGCAACAATTTGCCGCTCTCCACCCGAAGACCGTTACACTTTACCATCGAGACGTGCCCGATCAATTCGGGATGACTCTTTCGTGTCGAATTGCTTGGAAGCGAGCGTTTGGAGTTGAACGATGATCGACCGTGAACTGTTGGTCTTAGCTTGCGGCCGTTCCGGCACGCTCTATACGTCAAAGGTCTTTCGCGCGGCGGGTTTCGACCTACGGCACGAGCAGATCGGCGCATTCGGTTCTTCATCCATGTATATGGTACCGAGGGTCACGGATTGCTCCATTGTCAATGCGGGGCAGAAGGTGCCAATTCACGCCGGGGAGAATCGAGCCGACTACCGTTTTAAACACGTCTGGCACCAGACGCGCCACCCGCTTCGCGCCATCGACTCCCTCGCAAAGTCATTCACTCGGAAGGTTCGCCTTTGGACCGGGGAGCAGATTCGCTTTGCGATGCCTGGCCGCTCCACTGAACTCCAGTGCCCTATCGAGGATAAGATCCACTGGGCGATGCGCTATTGGTTCTACAACAATGCGTTTTGTGGGGTACAAGCCGAGTGGCGCTACCAGTTGGAGAACTTTCCATGGGGTGAGATGCTGGAGCGACTCGGGTATCAGTCAGGTCACCCGCTCCCGGTTATCCCAGCGACGACCAACCGCAACCTCCGCTTCGCATTCAAGAGCGCCGAGCAGGCTGCAATGATTCGAGAGACGATCTACGACACGACGTGGGAGACACTCGAACGAATCAACCCCTATCTAACAGATACGATTCGTAGGATGGCTCGGAGGTATGGCTATGAGTAAGATTCTCGCCATCGAGCCGCACGCCGACGATCTGTTCATCTCGGTCGGATGGACACTTGACGCAATGATTAAGGCCGGGCACGAAGTGACGACCTTGACCGTCTTTGGAGACGAGCGACGACAGAAGGAGGCGCAAGAATACGCGCGACTGCTTGGGGCCGAGCACCGAGCCTTACAACTGCCGGAGTCTGGGTCCATGGATGGCGAAGTTGACAAGCGAGCATTACACGACGCCATAGTCGCACTCGATTCTAGCTTTAGCCAGATCTTTGACCAGGTTTGGTGTCCGCTCGGTATCTACCACGAAGAGCATAAAGCTGTACGTCGAGCGGTAGACACCTTATTCAAGAATCCGATCTATTACCTCGACATGCCGTATGCGGTGAAAGAGAAGAACCGCATCGAGGCAAATGAAGCCATAAGGAAGCGACACGTGATCTCTCTCATCGCACCCACGCCGCGCAAGTGGAAGGGCGCGGAGTTGATCTTCAAGTCACAATCCGCGTTCTTTCACTTCGAGCGGGATAACCTATTGCGCTGTTGGGAGATGTTGGTGCGATGATCAACATCTATCTCCGCTGCCCGAGTTGCGCTTACGTCTGGCACGCCACGTCGGTTGTTGAGGGCGCGTGGTGGGCGCCGAAATACCCGGAGGTTGACGCGAGATTCCAGTGCTACTGCCCGAAGTGTAGTGCCGCGCCGCCGATGGAACTTGAACGGACGGAGAATCAATGACCGTAGCAGACCGCATCGAGAACTACCATGCCGTGACCGGGTTTCCCGAGTCGTTGTTTGCCTCTGGTGACGGGCGCATCTGCGGCGTGTGGATCATGGGTAATGACTATCGCGTGAAGTCCACGTTCTATGGAGGATACCCGGCCGGTTACTTGCGGCGCGTTCGCGCTCTATTCCCTGAGAAGCAGGCCGTCTTGCACTTATTCTCGGGTCGAGTGGACACAGAAACGATGCCTGGCAAGACGGTCGATATCAATAGTGACTTGGCGCCGGACTACGTCGATGACGCGCAGACGCTCACACAAGTGCCTCTTGAAGATTTTGACCTCGTGTTAGCCGATCCTCCCTATTCGGTCGAGGACGCTGATCATTATCAAACGACGATGGTGAAACGGAACGTCGTGATGCGCGTTCTCGGGCAACGGTTGCGACCAGGCTCTCACGTAGTTTGGCTCGACCAAGTACTCCCGATGTATCGCAAGGACAGTCTTAGCTTATACGGCGTCATTGGAATGGTGAAGTCCACGAATCATCGTTTCCGCGTCGTATCGATTTTTGAGCGAATTGGAGAGACATGTTAACCGAAGCACCAGAGTCACTGTTCTGGTATTGGATAAGTGAGAGACATTCCATCTACCTCCGGCGCGCGGCCGGGTTGCCGAAGCCATGGACCGACGATCCGATCTTGCAGCAGTACAAGTTCACCAATCCGTTTCGTGAGAACGACCGAGGGACGGTGTGGTTGCGCGAGAACTTTCTGGAGCCGCATCGTATACCCGACGAGACGTGGAGCGAGCTTGTTAAGATCGAAACGATGCAGCACGGTCGATTGAGTCACTACTCGAAATCAGAATGGCTATCCTTACTTGCCTTCAACATCGCATGGTACAGAATGTTCAACTGGTGGGGCACCGGCCGTCTCCTCGGGTGGCAGACCGATTGGGATCCGGCAGCGGTCATCGAGACACTGACCCAAGCAAGTCTTCGCGGCGAGCAGGTTTTCACCGGCGCGCATATCGTCTACAGCCCGCCAGGACGGCCGAAGATCGACGCCATCGTGGACGTCTGCTCGGCACTCTATGATCTAACAGTTACGCAACGAGAGCTAGTCATCGACCCGCCGCACCATCGCTCGTTTGTCGAAGCGTGTCGCGCGTATCGATCCTTGGAGCGAGCCTTCTATTGGCTTCAATCCGTCTATTGCGTCGGCGGGTTCATGGCTTATGAGATGGTCACCGATATGCGGCATACGCGGCTCCTTGAGGACGCGACGGACATCATGACGTGGGCCAATATGGGGCCGGGTGCGAAGCGTGGCTTGACGAGACTTGGACTCCCGGCGCGGAACCAAGATGAGGGGTGCGAGTCGATGCGTGGCCTCTTATCGAGGGCAAATACACAGCTTCCGGTGAATCATCCGGCAGCTGATTGGCCTACTCCCGAGATGCGCGATATCGAACACAGCCTGTGTGAATTCGATAAGTATTGCCGCGTGAAGTTCGGAGAAGGCAAGCCACGGTCAATGTACCCTGGGAGGAAGAATGACTAGTCGTATTGTCGCCGTTGATGTGAGGGATATTCTCCCTAATCCCTATCGTAATCTTGATAAGTATGTTTTAGACGCCACGAAGATCGATGCGCTTAAGCAGAGTTATGAGACTAGTGGCTTCTGGGATGGGTCAATTCAAGCACGGCCAAGTCCGACGATTCCAGATAAGTATGAGATTGCCTTTGGACATCACCGTATTGAGGCCGCTCGGATCAAAGGTATCACTCCAGTTGGGCTCGTCGTGTCTCAACGCTCGAATGCCGATATGCTCCGCATGATGGCCCACGAGAACAGCACCGACTTCCGCAACGACATGCGCCCGACGATTGAAACCATCCGCGCCGTCATCGAGGCATATGGCCGTGGGGAGATTGAGTTGGAGGTAATTACGGGACACGGAGCTAACCAGCAACAATATAGTTTACCGAGCGGTAAACATTACTCCCTCGCAACCGTCGCCCGCTTCCTCAATTGGGTAAAAAATAGTGACAACCAGGCCACCACCGCATGCCGCGTGGCGTTTGATGCCTATCGGGAGGAAGCGGCGTCGGCGGAGGCGATTGAGCAGTTGGGTGGGAAGGAAGCCACTGAGACCGCGATCCTCGCCATTAACACGGCCATTCGCGCGGCGCGAGTGTCGGCACATGAGAAGGGATTGACTCCCTCACAAACCCGACAAGCTGAAAAAGCGGCAGCAGAAGCAACAGCGAACGCTATACATAACTATGGAGCTGCCCGAGGTCGCGGTGAAGCCGTCTCGGCGGGTAAGGCGGCGGTAGATGCTATCGTTGGAAAGAAGAAACCGAAGACGGTGCCGGTTGAATTCTACATCGCTACCGTCAATAGTAAGAGTCTCGCCTATAACGCCTATGGAGAATTCTTGAAGCAGTGCGACGTGTTGTTACCCGTGTTAGAGCACGTCCGACCGGAGGCCAAAGAAGCCCTAGCAGCGGCACTAGAGAGAATGCTTGAGCGCACGACTCAACCCGTATCTGCCCTCATCCGTGCCCTGCGTGCAGAAGACGTAGAGCAATTAACAAGGTTGCTTTCCAAGGAGACTTCGTCATGAGAGAATCTATGCGATCGATTGGTGATATTGCTCAGAGAACCAGAGAGACACGAGATATCATCGATTACCCCGACGGTACTATTGCGTGGGGGGAGCTTACTCGTGTAGGTACATACTACTTCCGTACTACGAAAGGTCGAGACAGACTTTTGCTCCCGCTCGATGACCATAACCCGTGGCGCGACCGTGGAGATCAAGGCCATCGGGTTTCCAATATAGACTTAGCTGTCTTGATTGTAAACTCTCACCGAAAGTCAGACCACCTGAGTTACGAGGAAGATTTGCGAGTCGTTAAAAAGGTATTACATGACGCTTATAAATCGGTGATTGAAGTCGTTACTAACCTAGGAAATACCGTCATTGCCGTAGATGCTGAAGGTATGGCGTTAGGAGTCGAGGGCAATACTAACCCACAAGCAGGATTTGACCTAGCAGATTCTCCTGCGGGACGGGCGCTTAAAATGCAAAAGATTGCCTCACTCGGAGGATCAGCGAAACGTGTGAATCGCGACATCGAAAGTCTGCGTGCACCAGAACCAAAGCTAGACGAACTCTATGGGGTAAATCAACTCGTATCGGGGGCAGCAGCTCAAGTATTGTACAACGAGAACAGATATGAGGATGACTTGTGATCACCCTCCGCGTCCGCAACGTCCACGAGGCACTCCCCGTCGCCATCGAGTTACTCCATCGCATCGGCATCCGGCGCGAGTCTCGCAACGGGCCAGTTCTCCAGTCGCCCGAGCCGGTCGCCACGGTATATGAGCATCCGACTGAGCGCGTCATCTTCTGGCCCGAGCGGGATGCGAATCCATTCTTGCATTTGTACGAGAGCCTGTGGATGCTCGCCGGGCATAATGACCTCGCACCATTGCTCCGGTATACAAAACGGTTCGCAGAGTTTTCCGACGACGGCGAGACGCTGCACGGAGCGTATGGGTATCGGTGGCGGAACCATTTTCGTATCCAGGCAGTGAAGAGCGAGTACCATAAGACGGACCAACTCTCCGTCATAGCCGAGCAGCTCAAAGCGAATCCCGAGGATCGCCGGTGCGTTCTGGGCATGTGGGACCCGGAAGCCGATCTTGGCCGCCAGGGCAAGGATCTGCCCTGTAACGACACCGCCACGTTCCAGATCGGCCCAGACGGGCGTTTGAACATGGTCGTCTTCTGCCGCTCCAACGACATCGTCTGGGGTGCCTACGGCGCGAATGCCGTCCACTTCAGCTATCTCCTCGAATACATGGCCGCGTGGATCGGCGTCCCGGTCGGCACGTATACGCAGGTCAGCGTCAACTGGCACGCGTATCTAAAGACGCTAGAGCCGGTGCGGAAGTTGAATCTGGCGTATGGTGACCCGTATGGAAGTGGGCGCGTCCTCTCGCACTCGTTACCGTCAGCTGCTTTCGCCGGAGGTATCGAGGTCATCGACCGTGACATCTCCGAGATTTTGCGGCAAGCTGATAGCGGTGAATGGAATGAGTGGACGGTGAAACTCAGCTGGTCCGCAAGCGTGATCTACATTCTTCATATGCACCATAACTGGAAAACCAGAGGGCGTGCCTGGACTCTCAAATACGCCATACCCGTCGATGATTGGTCACTAGCCGCTATCGAGTGGCTGGAACGGAGGAAGGCGTGATGGCCAAGAAACGCGATCCATTCAATGGCACCATCCACGATTGGGCCGCTCGCGCGGCGGAACGGATTGCCGATGACCGAGAGGCATCGGTATCTCGCATCGCCGCGATCATCGAGACATACGCCCAGCCCTGGCTCAAGCTACTCCGCGAGTCGCGTCGAGGACACGAGTTCCAGTGCGAGGGCGACGACAACTGTGATTGCGAAGCCAAAGAGTGGAACGAGAAAGTTGATAAGGCGCTGCGATGACTAAGCAAGATGTCTACCGATGGTTATTCGTGTTAGGTGTGCTCTTACTCGTCTGGCTTATGCGAGACACGCGCCGATGACTATCGAAGAACTGGCTGAGAAACTGACGCCCATCACACTCGAAGCGTTAGAGTGTGATCCGGGCACCGACGTCAACGCCGCGGCGATTGTTCTTTGCGCGCTCATGGGCGCCATCGAACAGAATCGGGAGGCTCTATTCCCGTTGGCATTCATTTGTGGCCAAGTCACTCGGCACTTCGAGTCCCATGACCCGAACGTGAAAGGCTATAAGGAACCCAATTGAGAATCAATCGCGGGCAGCTTCGACGTCAAAGACAGTGGTTGTCCGGGCCAGGCAAGATGTCACCTTCACGGGCGCGATTTCGACGTAGACACTTATTAGACGCACTGTCTATCCTGATCGCGCGGTTACGCCGTATGGGCAACCTAACGGATCGAAGACCATGAGAATCTCTTCCAAACGCCAATTCTTCGCCCTTTGGCGCGAGGGAGTCCTGGGGAACCGGACGTTGCTCTGGGATACGGTCGAGGAAGCCCTTGCCTACCGGCCTTCGGTCGCGCGTATCGGTTTCCGCGAACTGGGGAAGGCGGGCGGTGGGGCGTGGGAACTGGCGGCCCGTAGCGAGGCCCGTAGCGTCTCGGATCGGTGGCGCGCGGAAGGCCGGACGTTTATCCTGGACGGCTCGGTGCCGAACGATAAGAGCACGATGCAAGGCGAAGTCTGTCGGACGACGCGCGGGTTGGAAGGCTATCTGTGTTTTCGCAACTTCTTCCGAGTGCAATTCCCAGATCGCGGAGTCTGCGAGTTCAGTGGAGTCTATACGAACTTGAAACCTGGCGAGGGAGTAACGGTCCAACCGCTCACAGAACCGGGACTCCCGCCTATGCGCCAGACACTAGCACGAGGGCTCCATCGTCACTTCAGCTACGTCATGACGCGCTATCTCTTGGAGCGATACATGGACCCGTCTAGCCGCGATGACCTCGATATGCTTCTGGAGCAATACCCGGATGCGACCGTCGAGTTCACGTGCTTCAGCGTCAACGTCGGATTGTTTCCGAGGCGCAATACCATATTTTGGGAAGTGAGATCGTATTGATGACCGGAACAATCATTCGTATCCTCCACGTCAAGGGTTTCGGATTTCTCCTGGATGAAGAGGGCGCGGAACGATTCATCCACGTGGCCGACCTACTCGATGAGACCGCATGGGCGACGTTGCGCGGCGGGATTCGCGTCGAGTTCAAACCTATTCATCGACCCAACGGCAGCGGCAACCAGCTGGGTGTTGCGGATTTGAGAGTAACAGAATAATGAGCGTCAACCTCGCCCAATCACTCCAGCTACTCCGGCCCTTGACGGTTTTCGATGTCGAGACGACGGGCGTCTCGTGGGACAACGACCGCATCATACAGATCAGCGTCACGAAGCATTCTCCCTCGAAAGATCCGATCCGTTGGACGTCACTCGTCAACCCCAGCATCCCGGTGCCCGTGGAGATACAGCGCATACACGGCATCACGGACGAGGCACTTGCCGGTGCGCCTACGTTCAAGAGTCTCGCGGCGGATCTGGCGCGCACCGCATTTACGGGCGTGGACTTCGCGGGCCATGGCGTGACGTTCGACTTGAAGATGTTCCGAGCCGAGTGTCGGCGCGCGGGCGTCGAGTGGGATTGGGAGAAGACGGACGCAAAGGTCATCGATACGTTACGCATCCGCCAGATCACGATGCCCAACGACCTATCGACCGTCTATGAGGACATCACCGGCCAGAAGCTCACCAACGCGCACGACGCCGGTGCCGATGTCATAGCGACGGAGATTGTTCTAGCCGGACAGTTATCCCGCCACACGAAGCTCCCGCGCACGGTCACGGCCTTGGCGGACTTTTGCTGGCCGAAGAAAACGGACGCGGTAGACGCGGCCGGGAAGTTCGTATGGCGGAACGGTAAGGCGTGTCTTGCCTTCGGAAAGTTCAGCGGCCGACCACTGGATGACCCGAGCGTGAAGGATTATCTCGCGTGGATGCTGAGGGGCGACTTCCCGCCCGAGACGAAAGATATTGTGAAACGTGCCCTGTCGGGTGAGATGCCGGTGAAGGAGACTCAATGAATCTGCGGCCTTTCGGTTCGGTCAAGAATTGCGCACTTTGTGGTACAAGACTAACGGGTATACCAGGTGTAGTATCAATTCGCGCATGCGTCGCTGAGTGTATGCGGATAGGTAAGAGTGATTTTACAGACACTACATCGCTTGCAAGCGAGCGAGAGCCTCATAGTCACGTTACGTGCGATAGGTGCGGATTCACGTGGCTAGAGTTACCCTATGACCAATCACTAGTGAAAGACCTATGGTAGCCATCCCAGAACTCCGCGAGTGGTACGGGTTACATCGATGCCCCGTTCGACCTTACGACCATCAGGTAATCGGCATCGACGCGCTCGTCAAGCGCCCATTCTTTCTACTAGCAGACGAAATGGGCGCGGGGAAGACGATTCAAACCATCGTGGCCGCGCAACTCTTATTCGAGGCCGGGACAATAGATCGTCTGCTCGTCATTGCACCGGCCGGTGTACGTGCCGTATGGTTCGATCAGGAGATGGGCGAACTCCGGCGGCATCTATTTGTCCCCGCTCGCATTACGGAGTTTCACGCGAGGCTCCGACAGTGGACCGTCCAACCCACCACCACGCCGAGCGACCGGGTGCTCGACATCTACATCACGAACTACGATTTCATTCGCGCCAAGGCTCGTCTCCACCAGCTGCTCCCATTCTGCTCGCCCAAGACGATGCTTGTTCTCGATGAGTCGAGTGCGGTCAAGAACGCGCAGGCGCAACAGACCAAAGCCGTATTACAACTACGGCGGGCGTGTGGCCGCGTGGTGCTATTGAACGGAACGCCGATTGCGAATCATCCGGGTGATATGTATAGTCAGGGCAACATCATGAGCTCTCGAATACTCAACTGCCCGTCCTATACGCAATTCTGCCATCGGTTCGCGTCGATGAAGCCGATTCTGGGGCCTGGCGGACGGCCGGTGGTGAGCCCGAGGACGGGACGGCCTATCTTCGCCCCGGACTCGTGGACAGGCATCGAGGTCATTCAAAAGTCATTTGGCCCCTATGTCCTCCGGCGGCTGAAGAAAGATTGTCTGGACCTGCCCGATAAACTCTCACCCGTCATTTGGACGGTCCCGCTCGATGACCGGACGTGGAAGGTCTACAAGGCAATGCGAGACGATCTTGTGGCGTGGATCTCGGATGCCTCGATGAGCATGGCGCCACAGATCATTACGAAGATTATGCGCTTGGCGCAAATCACGAGCGGGTTTCTCGGCGGCATTGAGACACTATCCTTGGACGACGGTGCAGAGAATCCCGTGCTCGATATCGACGCGCCACCCACAGAGACGGCGGTGCAAGAGGTGGGCCGTGAGAAACTGGATTTACTTTTGGAACGGTTGGATGCGTTCCTTGGTGAAGACCCGAATCTCAAAGTTGTCATTTGGAGTCGCTTCACCCCCGAGCTACAGCGAGCAGTATCGGAGGCCCGCGCTCGGTGGCCGAGCATCCCCATGGGCGTCGTCGCAGGCGGGCAGAAGAAAGTAGATCGGGAGGAAGCCCTCAGGCTCCTACATCCAGATACCGCGCCCGCAGGTCCAGCGTTCATCTTCGGTAATCCGCAGAGCGGCGGTCTAGGCGTCAACTTCACCGCTGCCGATAAGATGATCTACATCAGTCGTGACTACAGCCTCTATCGTCGGCTCCAGGCAGATGATCGTATCCATCGGCCCGGGCAACGACGCCCGGCCGGATACTTCGACATCCTCGCCACGGGACCACGAGGGCAGAAGACGGTTGATCACGACATCTATACGGCGCTGGTCGTGAAAGAGAACCTTGCGGAGCGAACCACGAGTGCATGGGTAAAATCACTGCGAACGGAGTGATAGGTGGCGCGATGAAGCATCCCCGAGAGTTTCGTGTGGTATTCAACGGCTCGTTGTTCCGCGTGCAGTATCGGAGGCGTTTCTTCATGTTTGGAATTCGGTTCTATGGCCGATGGCACACCCACGGCTACGAGCAAAGCACACCTTACGGTGGCGGGTGTGATGGTCATAATTACGAGACGTTGGATGAAGCCAAAGAGGAGTCTCGACGGCTATTGTGTCAAGACGTGCGCCATATTGATTCATGGAAACCGTTAGATACATAAGTTTATCGTTTATTTGACGGTCGGTTTCGGTTTATAATTCTCGTGCTTTCAGCGTCCCGCCGATGAAGCGTTTCCGAAAGGGAAGCAATGGCCCGCCACTTAGTCAAGTCCCTCAGCCAACTCCGATCCGAGAACCATCCACGTCTCCATTGGCTCACAATCAAGAACAAGCGATTCTGTGAACTGACGATGAGCCCGAGTCCTGAAGAGGCGCAGGCACTCGATACCTACTTCCATCAGTTCGCATCGGAACAGGCTTACTGCTTGAGGTGTGGCGGCGAGTCGTTTGTGGAATGGGGAATCGCGCACGGCGAGACTCAGTGCACCACGTGCGGCTACCCTTCACGACTCTACCACAAGGGACTCCCACTTGCCAATAATTTATGTCTTGTTTTGCAGTATCACCCGGATGAAGTGAAAGAGGTCATCGATGCGTAAAGCCAAGATGGCCGCGCAGCAGCGCGGTCGAAGCAAGCCCAAACGATTCACGAAGACGGAGCGCGAGCGATTGCGACAGTTGCGGCGGAAGCAAGGACCATCTGCTCAACGGAGAGCCGCCTACCGACACGAGGTCATCGAGACGCTTGCGTGTGGGTGCAAGAAAACGCGAGTGGGAATGCTTCTTTGCCTCGAACACGGCTTAGTGGAGGAAACGAAATGAAACCCACCAAGCGCCAGAAGCCATTCAAAGGCGGTCGCCTCGCACTTCCCTCGTGCGTCCTGCCAAAGATTCGCGCGGTCGTGGAGCGTGAGGCTCGGTTCTTTGGCGTCTCAAAGTCATTTGTGATTGCTGTTGCGCTGGCAGATATCTTCGGTATCTCTGAGCAAGAGCACTATGCAGAGTCGAAGCCGAAGTTGAGGAGGGTGAAGTGAATATCTACGGAGAGAACCACATCGAGTATCGTCACGATGAACACGAGCGAGCTGAACTGGGACCTGGGCCGTGGCAAGATGAGCCAGACAAGGTTCAGTGGATCGACCGAGAGACGGGGCTGAATTGCCTCATCAAGCGAAATCCAATCGGAGCGTTGTGCGGCTACGTCGGAGTCGAAGCAACGCACCCACTACACGGCGTGAATTATGGCGATATGGACGACATTGAGGTTCATGGCGGACTGACCTACTCTAGCGCCTGCGATGGTGACGAGCAAACTGGCATTTGCCATGTTCCGGTTCAGGGTCGCGGCGAGGTCTGGTGGTTTGGCTTTGACTGTGCCCATGCTTTTGACTTGGCACCGTCAAGGAGATTGCGCAATTGGCTCTCAAAAGATGATATCTACCGCGACATTAACTACGTGAAGAGCGAAGTGGAGAAGCTCGCGCTCCAGCTGAAAGCGAGGGCATAGTGGCCAGCAAATACGCCAAGCTCAAGGGCAAGCTCCCCGACGCGCCCATCGATGACATCAGCCGGCAGGAGAAGATCGATGCCATCAAGGACGCCATCCGCAGTGAAGAGACGCATACGCCTGAGTCTCTGGCCCGTGCGTATCACATGGCGAGGTTCGGGCGACAACCCGGACTCTTTTCAACCATGGAACGGCAAGCCTTCATCTCGGCACTCGGCGTCGAGGGCATCGATGAGTTGCTCTCGGAAGCGCAGCGAATTCTCGAAGCGCATGAGCAGCTACTCATCGAGAGTTACGAGACGGACGAACGCGGGTGGGGTGAATACGGCGCATCCGAGTCCACGGTGCGTCTCCCGTCCGGCTCCTCCGTCTCGGCACAGTGGGAGCCGTATCCGAAGGTGGAAGACAAGGAGCGATTCCGCCAGTGGTGCGTGAAGAACGGTCTGGAGCAATCGCTTCAATTGTGGCCCTCGACCATGGCCTCCATCACCAAACAGTATCTCATGGCCGGGCAACCGGAACCCGATGGCGTTGTGGCCTATGGGCGCTACAAGATCGTGTACCGGAAGGCTGGGGCGCGAGCGGCGGATGAATAGGATGTAATCATGACCGAAGACGAACTCGTGAAACTCTGTCAACGATTGGATCGAATTGAAGCCGAGATGCGGAGACATGAGAACGCACTCTATTCGATCCGTGCTCAGTTACGGGCTAAAGTGAGCCCTCACCGACGTGACGAATGCGGGTTTGAAGAACCTGCCGCTGAATCAACGTAACCAGCTCGACCGCGACCTGTTGGCCCGAGGGTTGCGGCGGTTTCAGCTTCGGGCCATTACCGATCAACGACCAATAGGAGACGATCATGGCAAAAAGCAAAGTAGAGAAGACAGAAGAGAAGACGGACAACGGCACGACCGAGTTGACCACGCGCAACGAAACGGCGCTAACGTCCGCGCGGGAAGACTTCATTGAGAAGGGCGACCTCAGCGGCACCGAAGACATCACGGCCGATGACCTGCGACTGCCTCGTCTGGCCTTCGCGCAGGGTCTGTCCGAGCAAATGCAGGAGGGCAACTCCAATTACATCGCGGAGCTTCGGATGGCGGAGATGTTCAACGATCTGACGAGCGAGATTTACGGCAAAGGGCCGATGACGTTTGTGCCCGTGAAGCGCGAGGTGCGCTACATCGAGTTCGCGCCGCGTGAGGACGGCGGCGGGCTGCTCGACCCGGACGTGCCGCCTGGCGACCCGAGGACAAAATGGAGCGTGGTGGACGGGAGACGAGTGCCGCCAGCGGCAACGAAGTTCGTGGAGTTTGTCGTCCTGCTTCTGAAGGGCGAGGACCCGCCCGAGCCCATCGTGCTCTCGATCAAGGACACGAATAAGTTCAATCGACGCGCGGCGGAACGCCTCACCGGGTTCATCAAGCTCCGGCAGAAGCCGATCTATGCCGGACTCTACACCATCCAGTCCAAGAACGAAAAGAACGACAAGGGCACGTTTGCGGTGCCCGTTATTGGCAACGCCGGGAATCTGGACGACAAGAACGTGCCCGATGAGATGTGGGAGCGGCACAAGAGGCTCTACGCCTACGCGCAGCAGTTCGCCGCGTCCCTCCAGGGCAAGACCATCCACGTCAACCGCGACACGACGGAGGATGACTCGTTTGATACGGACGCCTACGATGCCGCAGTGACGGGAGCGGCAACTCGACCGGATATGTAGACTAGCGTGGATGGGAGTCTCTGCTAGTGATGCTGCCGCCCGGAGTGAGAATGGCGCGCTCCGGGCGGTGTGGTGGTTGGAGTAACGAAATATGGCAACGCGTAAGCGACCGTTCAAGTTGGCCCCGCCGCTGAAACCTAAACCGCCATCTCAACTGCAAGAGGGTCGTCTTGTCTGGCGAAATGGATATGCGTACGTATGTAAACCCGGTTATATACGGCACGGGCGAAAACCTTCTGGTTACGTTAAACGAGCAGATCTCGTACTTGAAGAGAAACTCGGGCGTAAACTTGAAGCCAATGAAATTGCCCATCACAAAAATCATGTACGTTCCGACGATCATCCGGACAATTTAGAAGCAAAAGACTTTCGTCTGCATACGAGCGACCACTATTTGGAAACTGTCGTATACCGCTCTGATTCAAAGCTGATGGCAGAGATTGCCTTGCAACTTGGGCGTGCAGGATACGTTCGACGCTATGAAGTTCGTATGCCGAGAGACCGTGGCGGGAAGGCGTTACGCATCGCGTTTGCGCACCCCACTAAGCAAATCGCTCTATTGACAAACTCGAATACGAGGAAAGCGAAAATCCTGCGCGAAATGGGGTGGACGGTGTACGATCTAGAGACGGGCGATTTTCTTCCGAAAATCGGCCGTCCTTACGGCTCTAGGCAAGGCGATTCCGAGGTCGATAAAGGGTAAGTTTGGGCCGTTTCTCAGGCGTATTACAAATAAAGACGGCCGTAAGTCCTTTAAACGGAGTGAGATGCAAAATATATCGACGAATGGTGATTTAGTGCTTTACTTGGTTGGTGCCCTCGCGTAATATCTCGTTGTTGGTTGTCGTGGAAACCGACCGGGACGGTGACGAGCCGAGATTACCGAGGCGAGGGAAACTCGCGTAGGGTCGAAGCTAGAAAACTCCGAAACCGAAGATAGGCCGATAGGCGCCAGGGATGAAAGTTCAGTCCAAGCCCGGACGTAGGCGCGAATCGAGGATCGACGGGAACGACGGACGGTAGCTGAGGTGTTACGCGGAAGAGGCCGAGGCTACTCGGAAGTCGGGAAAGTCGAATCGAGGAATACGAAACGATATGCGAGCGGTTCACTAGAACGGTTCGCGTATCGTCGCCCGACGAAACGGGCCTGATGAGGTTCCTCAAATGGCTAACGCACGAACAATGCGACTTCAAGCGGCAGAACGGAAGCAACAGGACGCCGCCAAGAATCTTTCTCACCGCTACTCCGTCGTCATTGTTCGGTTGAACGGGATGGTGATCTCGGGCGAAGTCGATGGCTTCTGGAAAGACGCGGTAGCGCGGGCGGAGGAAATGCTGAACGATACGTTCTACTTCGACGCCCATGGTTACAAGACGGAAGGCGACCCGCGTGCGAATCCTTTCCGTGTGATCGTGGCGATGAGCGACGGTAGGACGACTGAAACCGCGTCGTGCTATGAAGTCGGTTGGGATAACGGCCGGAGGATGTTAATGTCCGGTCGTCGGTAGGCATACGAAACTCCGATGGGCCCTGACGGGATCGGAGTCGCCGGACTTAACCGGCCTGATGAGGTGCCTTATGTGGAAATGGAAGCTGGTAGTAAAGAAGACCGGACGAACGTGGGGTGTTTTTGACGAAGTGTCTGGTGACCTCGTTGAGGGCGGTTTCTTTCGACGCAGTGCGGCCGAGCAGTCTTTGCGCGATTGGGAAAAACAACTTTCGCAGGAAACAGCGGAAGACGCCGAGCGCGCGGCCGGTTGGGACCCCAACCCGTAGGCATACGAAATGGCGGAACAGTCCGCCATCGCCGGACTTAACCGGCCTGATGAGGTGCCTTATGACTTTGATTAACACGACAACTCGCAACGCTTTCTGGCGCATCTCGCGCAAAGGTTCTACCGTCTACGTCATGTGGGGTCGAATCGGAACGCGCGGGCAGACCCGGCAGATCCGGTTCGCCAACGAGACTTCCGCCCGGACGTTCGTAGAGACTCGGATCGACTCCAAGATCGAGGATCGAGACTACGTGCCCGTGAGCCGGTAGGCATACGAAACTCCGCGATAGCGCGGAGTCGCCCGAATGGACGGGCCTGATGAGGTGCCTTGTGAATTTGAACTCGATCTCCTCCGATCTCCATCGTTACAAGCAGGCGACGTTCCGAGTCGCATCTAGCGTCTACGCCGTAACCGGATCGGTGCGACTCGGTTATTCGCTTTGGCTCCTCTCGGAAGGTCGCTTCGGTCCAAAGCGTGATTTGATCGCAACATTTTCAACCCTCCACGCACTGGCCGGTTACGTCGAGGATAATTCATAGGAACTAGAAACGGGCCGCTCTGGCCCGTCGCCGGAATAAACCGGCCTGATGAGGTTCCAGCTTGACCCTCTTGAATGAGAGACTCCCAATGAACAAGCAGACGATTCGTTTCAACAACAACGGTGCTTCCCTCGACGTGCTGGCGCGGAACGGCAAGACCGGGATCAGCGTTTTCCTCCGGGTCAAGTCGCCCGGCCAGCGGGCGGTCATCGGGTGCCGTAACGTCTTCCTGCCGGCCAATGAGAAAACGGCGCAGGAGACGTTCGACCGTCTCGTGGCGGATGCCGAGTCGAAGGGCTGGACCCGAAAGACGGCCGGCACCGGCGCCACCGCGTCGCAGTTCTCGGAAGTGCCCCTGCCGACGGCGCTGCCCGCGTCGGTGCCGCTCGCGCCGAAGGTGGTGAAGGCAAAGGTGGCCGAGGCTCCGAAGGCGAAGCTGGTGAGCCGGAAGTAAGAGCGGACGGTAGAGCGGACGTGCACGAGTGGCGGTAGCGCACGAGTGGCGTGGGCGGTTCCGAGCGCAGGCAGATGATCGCGCTCGGAACCTAACGCCAGGCATACGAAATGGCGGACTGTTCCGCCATCGCCGGAATAGACCGGCCTGATGAGGTGCCTAGGATGAAAGTCAAGATTGGATTCGACACCGTCGTGCTCGGAACCGAAGTGTGCATCGAGTTCACCCGCGTCACCGAGGGACACCGCGAAAACTACGGCGCAGATGCGGATGGGAACCGTGGGATGATGGTTGGGATGATCGACTCCGACGACGCGGAAGACATCGTTGTGACGATGCCGTCAGGAACGGAGCGCCCGTTTGAGACGCTACCGGACGCGGCGCAGCGGGCGGTGAGACGTGAAGTGGACCGCTACCTGGAGGAGAATGAGCCGGAAGCGGAAGACGAGCCGGAGCGGGACTGGGATGAGGAGACGTCATGAAACTGACCGTTGAGATTCGACGCGGGCCGGGTAAGAAACCGATGCGGGTAGAGTCGCCGCTGGACCAGGGAGTCACCCTCGCCCAGCTACGCGGGTTGTTGATGGCGGAGATTGCCCTCAATGAGCTACCCTCGAAACTCCGGTTTCACTTTCACGTGGTGGAGGACTGAATGGATTCAATCTGGACATCGTTTATACTTGGAGGTATCTGGGCACTACTCTTGATGATCTACATTCGACTCGGAAAGCGCTGAGGAACTAGAAACGGGCCGCTGGGCCCGTCGCCAGAATGAACTGGCCTGAGGAGGTTCCCGTGAAGTTTTTCGTAACAGCTATTCAACGCAGTCGCTCGACGCGCCGACGATGCGGCAAGGCGCACTCGTTCATCGCAGAGGCCCGAGGTAACGACTTGAGCGCTATCGAGGGCATCATTGAGCAGCGCTGGGATGACGAGCATCCCGGCTCGCATACCTTTCTGGAGATCATCGATCTGCGAGAGGCGAGAGAAGCGAGTGAGGTGACGTCATGATGCGCGTCAAACTATTCGAGGTTCGGGACCGCGCGACGTTCATCGCGGTCTTGGCGGTGAAGCTCACCGCAGATGTACAACTCACGACAGACGATCTGGAGTTGGTCGGAGACGAGCGAATCGGGTCTCGCAACCCAGAGCACTTCCTACTCCGTCGCGCAGGCTATGCGAGTGCAGCCATTGCACCGTCATGGACCGGCGAGCCTTACGTGCTCGTGGCGAAGCTGGAACGCGCGCACTACGATCCCTTCAGCTGGGACTCGATGACGATGGTTGGGGCCCACCGACATATCCGCGACAATTGGGACAAGCTATCGAGTGGTGATGTCATTGACGTCGAGTTTCTGCGCGGCGAGACGGACCAACCGAAGGCATCCGAGTGGGTCACGGTATGGAACCGCTACACTACAATGCCTGACCCTCGACTCCCTGACCCGAACGACGTCAGAGAAACGGATGGAGACTGATGTTCATCACCCCAATGCTCGCGGCATCGATGCCGAAGACGCCCGTCACGATTCACCCGGGCGTCTTCTTGGTCGAAGAAAAGTATGATGGCCACCGACTCGTCACTCACGTCGATAGCGACCACAGGGTTGCGGCGTGGAGTCGCTACGGGCTAGAGCGCGTTCTGCCCGTTCACGTCGTCAACGCCATTGCTCGGCTCTCGCCGGGCATCTACGATGGCGAACTGATCGTGCCGGGCAAACGATCCTACGGCGTCACTGAACTGGTCAATGGCTCCGAACTCGTCTATACCGTATTCGACGTTCTGGAACTGCTCGGAACCTCGACCATCGCGAGCACTTACATGCAACGTCGGGCCTACCTAGAGGAGATGTCGAGGCATCGGCTCTTCAACGCCGACGGGATCCAACTGGCCGAGGTCACACCCGTTGACTCGGCAGACGACGTGCGGCGCTATCTGGATGCCGTCTGGAAGCGGGATGGCGAGGGACTAATCCTCAAGCGACTCGGGGCGCGCTACGTGCCCGGCAAGCGCCCGAAGGACGCCTGGATCAAGATAAAGGCATTGCGCTCGGCGGTCCTGACCGTCATCGGGTTCATTCCCTCGAAAGGACAAATCAATAACCGTGGGCCCTATGCGACGGTGGCGCTGCGTGATGACGAGGGCCATGAGACGACCGTCAAGACGCTCAACGATGCGGAGTGTCGGAGGTTTGAGGAGGAAGCACCAAGGCTCCCAGAGATTGATGAGTTCTCACTCGGTCGGGTTTGCCCCGATCACCCCGCCATCGGCCGGAAGCTACGTATCGAGTATCAAGAAAGAACACCGGATGGGAATTATCGCCACCCTAGGTGGGATCGCTGGCACACCACAGATGATGAAGAGTAAAGAGTTCTATGCTTACGTGCCCTCGCCAGAAGAGTTGAGCTTGAACCGCACGGATCGCTTCCTCATCGACCCCGACGACATCACCATCGTCAAGACCGACTCGGAGCGGTAGACTCCGACCACCTAACCCGGCCTGGGCCTACCCGCTCAGCGCCGGGTTTCTTTGTGCCCGGTGGAACCCTAGGTCGAACGACCTAACCAGCCCGCTACGCGGCCCGTAGGCGGGCGCGGGCGGGCCGGGAGGGTAAAGGGTCTAGGGCGGGTCGGAACGCGCCCGTAGGGCCGTCTAGCCCGGTTCCGGGCGGGTCCGGGCGCTGCCGCGACTCGCCGGAGGCCGCTACCGGCCCGTAGGCGGGCGCTCGGGAAGGCCCGGAGGGTAACGGGCCGACCGGCCCGGAACGCACCCCGTAGGGCCTACCGCGCCGTCGCCCGTTCCGGCCCGAAGTCTCCGTAGGCCAGGATCGTCTCCACGTCGGCGTCCATGCGCTTGAACGAGTAGCGGTAAGGCTCTGCGAGGACTTTGAACAGGTTGAGCTGATCGTCGGTCAGATCGATGTAGCCGAACTGTTTGTTGAGGGTCGCTGACGCGTTATGCACGCCCTCGAATCCGTCGATTGGTTCGTCAATGATCGCATCGCCCGGCGAGCCATCGCGTTTGCGGACGACGAAGTTCACGACCCACGCTTCTGTAGACATATTCGGGACCGAGTACACCCCGTCAATATCCTCATCCCAATTGCGCGGCGTCCCAAGCTTGAAGCGCAACCGCTTGTCCTCTCCTATGAAGAGGAGTCCGTCACTACCCAATGTCGTCTCAATTGCCATCTCAGACTCCTCATAAAGAGCGGACACGGAGCATGCGCCAACTCCGTGCCCGCCCAGCGGCGCATCTAGAGCAGGATTGCTCTAGCTCTGCGCCACGTCTCTTACTTGCGACTACCAACACGCCCGTCGAGTACCATATCCATCCACAGCTCCCGATTGGCGCGGAAGGTCTTGAGAGCTTCGAGCTGAGCCGCTTTGTCACCCTCATTGACCAGTAGCGTCACATCTGCCTCCAGCTCGTCCATCGCAATAGTCAGTCGAGCGCGCAGATCAGGTGCCGCTACGACCTTGTCATGCGTCTCGACAATGCGATCATCGAACCTTCCACGAGCCGGTACACCTTCTAGAAGTTCTTCCCGTGACTGCTTTTACCATTCATACGTCACTCCATTGTTTGATAGAAACTAGCTCCCAGCCGTCAGCGTCAACTCATACGTCGCCTGCAGCGAGTCCTGACTGGCGACGATATTCACTGCCGCGAAGACGGTGCGGTCTAGAAGCACGCCGCTTCCAACCGCCGCATCACTCAGTACGCCGTGCTCGGTGACGGCGATGGTGCCGCCAGAGTCAGGTGACAAGGTCGCAACCGTGCGATAGATGTTCGCGCTCGCACCTTCCGTTGTCGTGCCCGTTGGTCGGACGTTGTCCGATGCGTACTGTGTTGTCAGTTCTGTCTCGATGTCCGTATCCGCGACGTTCTCCCCCGTTGTGCCCGTGCCGAAGCCGTGGAACTTCATGTCTTCCGGTTCCACGAGTCCCTGGAACGCATCGACAATAAAGCCCACTCCGACCGTCGTCACGACCTTCCGCCCGACCAACCCGAGGTCAGTGAAAGTGCCGTCTGCATGAAGCACCTTCAGGTACAGGCGCGACTCCAGCCAGACGTGTCCTGTGATTCGCCCGAAGAATCGGAAGACCGTGAGCTTGAGGTCTTGACTCCAGCGATTGCGCAGCCAGTTGTGCAGTCGCCACGCTCTTGCCGGTGACCGCATTGTGAGGACGCCCAGGTCACGCTCGACGCTCATTGCGAGCGCCCCGCTCGGCGCCATCTCTCCTACACTATGTTCCTGCTTCATCTGAATCTCCTCTGCCGAATTGTGATGGCGTCATCTACTTTGCGAGACGCGCTTCCAGGTTGTCGAGCAGTTCTGCTCGCGTTGCGCCCACCACGCCGATGCGATCTTCCGTCTCGGGATTCGTGATGGTGAGGCGCTGCTTCCCGTCCCGCGTCGTTGAGAACGCATAGGGCGCACCCGCCGTTCCCCATTCTCCCGTCTTGATCTGCTCGGCCTGCTCCGGCAGCGCCTTCTCCAGCAGCGTGTTCAATCTCTCTGCGTTCGTGACCTTAGGCATGACTTCTCCTATTCTCCGTGGTACTCTGCGTCGATGTCGATGCGAGTGACGTACTCCGCTTCGACGGTGATTCGTGGGGCATACTCGGCGCTCAAGGTGAGGCGCGTGACGTATTCGGCGTCAATATCTACGCGTGTCGGAACCGCTGCAAGACCGAGCACCTGCGCCAGCGAGCCCGCGAGGCCAATGACCCCAGCGTAGAACTTCAACGCTATACGCGTGAGTGTGCCAGATAGTGCGACGGACCCGGAAAATGTTCTATCGAAACTCCGAGTCAACACGCCGCTCGGCACGAGTGCACCGCTGAGTGCTTTTGCGGCTGAACGGCTGAGTGCACCACTCGGGACGACAGACCCAGTAGCAGTGATAAAGTTGAGTGTGATGGTCGTGAGCACACCCGCAAGGCTAAGTGACCCACTCATTAGCTTCGCGGTCGTGCGGCTCAGTGCGCCAATGGGCGTTAGAGCGCCGGTGAAAACTCGCTGCGAGCTTCGAGCAAGAGAACCGCTCAACGCAAGGGTGCCCACAAGACCCTTGTTAGTGAGCCGCGAGATCGAGCCGATAGGCGTAAGCGTTCCCGCCACGTCGAGCAGTCGCGTGCTGATGCTCGTAAAAGCACCAGACGGCGTGATTGCGCCAGCAAGACTCTTGGAAATAAATCGCGCGACCGTACCGGTGACCGCGAGACTCCCGGTCAGCGTCTTGCTTGAAACCCTCGTGAGAGAGCCAGCAAGTGCAATGCTGCCGCTTGCAGTCTTAGCTACCGCTCGGGACAATGCACCGGATAGCGCGAGCGCTCCGCTGACATCAAGGATCTTTGTTGCTACGGATGAAAATGTTCCGGTAGGTGTAAGACTCCCGGTAAGCGCCTTACTGATAAGACGCGAGACGGACCCGAGTAGAGCTGTAGAGCCGTCAAGAGTCTTGCCTACTACGCGGCTCAGCACACCCGTAGGTGTGAGCGTACCGCTTACACCAAGGAACTTCGTTGCTACGGAGTCGAGTGTACCTATCGGCGTCAGCTCCCCGGTAAGTAGCTTGCTGACGAAACGGGAGACAGAGCCAACAGGTGTAATGGACCCTGCGACGGCAAGAGTCTTGAGAACAGATGTAGTGAGTGCTCCGGCTAATCCGATACTCCCTACTACGACCTTATCCACCAAACGAATGACTGAACCAATAGGGGTAACACTTCCACTTACAGCTTTAGCCGCAGATTTAGTTAGAATACCTGAGAAGGCGATTAAGCCTGATGGCGTAATCTCAAACGTTGTGCCTCCTCCGGCCACGGCCTCCGTATTTATAAACCCGTAGGTCGTCTGATACTGACGCTGGGCGTCGGAGGGCTCGTTGACGAATCCGCCGATAGACTGGTACTGCTTCGCCACGGGCTAGCTTACCTCGACCTTGGGACAGTAATAGACCGTCGTCGAGGCCTTCGCCACGCACACGCGGCACCTGACGATGCCCTTCTCTTGCGGGGTGAAGGTGACCGAGAGCTTCTGCTTGACCGGCGTCGTCAGGCCGGTGGTGGCCCAGGTCTCACTGCTGCTGGTTTGGTTCGCAGGCGTGCCGAAGATCGAATCGGCCACACGGTCAGAGGCAAGCAGCCCCAGTGGAAAGCCCGACGTGCCAAGGTATTCCACTTCCAGCCACGCTTCTGCGTCCGTCAGCGTGACGTTATCGGTCACGCACTCGATGGTAGCCGTGATCGCACTACCTACAGTCTCGTTCCAGAACTCCACGGGCATCGATTCATAGGGCGCGAAAATGAGTGGCGTCGAGAGGGTCACGATCTTACGAGCGATAGCTGTCGTCCCGTCGGACGCTCCACCCGTTCGGACGACCGTCGTTTCGTGTACCTCGGAGCCCTGATACCAGAACCGCGCAAAGCGGTAATTCGTGTCGGCCGAATCGCAGTTGACCAACATCACGCGCGTGCCGCCCTGTCCTGGACAGGTACCCGTCGTAAAGGCGACACCCGATCCGAGCTTGCAGGCCCGTATATTGATCTCGTTGAATCCGGCCGCTGACACGTCCACAAGGGCCGACGACGTAGAGGAGGTCAGGGCGCTTAAGTCCACCCCGACAATGTCTACCACACCTGGGTCACCACCCCTCGCTTCGATCAGCGCGTCAGGGAAATTGCTACTCGTCGGATCGAACGACCCACCCTCCCACTTGAACCGCTGCGACACGCCGATGCCGCGCCTGTTCACACTACTCATCACGCAATCTAGCCACGACACGATTATGTCATCGGTGTTATTACCAGCCGATCCGATATTGACCAGACTCGATGATCCCAGCTGGAAATGGCATTGCGAAAGAAACAAGGCTCCAGGGTTCGTCGTGGTGCACAAGGCGATCGCGCCGTTTCCGCTGGCGGTGAACTTGATCCCGTGGACGTACGCAAACCCGTTGATCTGCACTGCGCCGTTGCCGCCCGGGATCGTGATTGTAGCCGTTGCCGCCCGAGCCGTTGGGGGTTCGGCGCCGTCGTTCACGCAGATCACAGGAATAGGTGAGGCCGCCGTTCCGCTGATCGTATAGACCAGATGGGTGCCACTCGCTCCTACCTCTGCATGCTGATGAGAGACGTAGACGGTATCGCCCACCGATGCGGCCGTGATCGCCGCCCCTAGAGTGGTATAGGCGTCGGCCCAGGTGGTGCCGTCAGCCGCGCCAGCCGCGCCGGATTTCACATATCGAATGGCCACGTCACTCTCCCGTCATCGTCAGCGACGTGTTCAGCGCATCGAACTTCGCCTGCATCCGTGTCTTTAATTGGTTCACCTGCGCCTGAGTCATGCTGAAGAGGGCGCGGAGCACGGCGTCCGTCTGGGTCAGTAGGAACCCCGCGAGCCTACCGATGATCTCGCCGCTCTCGGTCTGGTAGAGCGCTCGGATGGTCGCGCGTGCATCAGAGACGGTGATGTACTCGGTTGTGATGCGGTCGTATTCGCCGACCACGATGAAGGCGATATTGCGCGTCATCTCGCGGTCGGCCGCCTGCTGCTCCAATCGGGTGACACGCGTGGCCATCACAGCCGCCGCGTCATCCTCCGCTTCGGCCAGATAGGAAACCTCTTCCACGGCACCCAGATGGTCAGTGTGGCGCTCCCGCACAGAGCGCCGTCCGTCCACCTGGGCGCGGTCCTCCGCAATCACTGACGAGACGATGGACATTACTCGATGACCTTGAAGGTGCCGTCCGGGCGCACCACTCGCACCCGGTCATCAGCTGAAAGCTGCACGTTCACGTCATCCCACGGCATCGGCTGCGTTTCGATGGTAGTCTCCGCTTTCTCGGAGGGGCCGCAGGCTGTGCCACCGGGCTCAGGCTCGGTGAGTGTCACCCGTGCGTAGGTGGTGACAACCTCGCGCTCCTGGTGGTCGCCCACGTTCACCCACGGACCCTCGGACACCGTCTGGACGTCCCACTCGCCCTGGGCGCAGTGGACCGGCTCGGGGTCGTCAGGGTCAGGCTCAGGGTCAGGATTAGGTATCGCACCGACGCCGAACCGGAAGGTCATCTCCGACTCGGGAATCTTCACGCCGTCAAGTCCCTCGCGCCACGCGACAACCTCGTGCGTGCCCGGCTCCACGCCCGCCAGCCTGTAGAGGCGGTCATACGGGCCTTGCTTCTGGCCGCCGCTGAGACGCACCGGAGCCCCTCCGTCCACGGAGATGACAGCCGTGCCGTTGGCTTGGGTATAGTCGCCCGTGAGCACGAGGCGAAGCGTCACCGACGCCACGCCATTCTTGTCCACGTCCACCTGGGCCGGACTGAGCATGTTCGGATAGGTCATCACCGCACGCGGCACCCCGAGTGCCGGCGCTTCTCCCGGCTCCACCAGGAACGCCCCGATCCCTTCCAGCGTCTCGCCGGATGCCACGTCTCCGCCGAACGCCATGCCGTACTTGGCCCACGCCTGCGCCATCGTCAACCCGGCTTCTGGGACAAAGAACCAGTGATCGGCGTCCAATGCGGGCCACGCGGCCAGCGACCCGAGCTGCCACGGATGTAGCAACCGATAGGACTGGCCGGTCCCTTGCCAATTACGAAGCACCCAGGGTGACCCTCGCTGCGACAGCCATTGACCATTGAACTGCACGTACGGCAACGGCATCCCCGGCTCCCATGCCGGCTCAGAGAGCCCCGCGTCGAAGTAGCGCGGCGGCAGGCCCGGCATGGGTTCGTGCATCACATCGATGTAGGAGAACTCTTTGAACAACCGCTCGACTCCTGAGATCGAGATGTCCACGACGTTCTGGAGCACGAGTCCACCGAGGAGCTGCATGATCTTCGCGCCACCATTCGAGACCGCCTTCGCACAGCCGCGAATCTCGCCGCCGTCGATGATGAGGTGGAACGTATAGGCGATCGATGAACTCACCCCCTCTGCCCGACACGCAGCACCCCCGATGATACGAGGGTGCACGAGATGTAGCTTGTTGTTGCCGCTGTTGACCGCCCACGCATTCCGCACGCCGTTGTGGACCGAGACGTGATTCTCAATAGGGAAAATGTTCTGCGATGACCAAACCGCCAGCCCGATGACCTCGTTGCTGCCGGTCACGTTGCCTTCCACGCGAATCGGGATCATCTCCTTGGCGACGGCCGCTGTGTAGGGCAGGTCAGGCTCGCCGTTGATGCCTGGAATCGTCACCGCGCCGATCCCGACCTGATCGCGATTAAAGAAGCTGATTCCCTCTTGGTTGTTCCACGACTCGTTGCGAATGAAGCTGTTGCCGACACCTCGGAACCAGCAGCCCACGCCCTCACCACCAGGCGCGTTGAATCCGTTCGGGTCGGCGTTCGCGCCCGCGCTCTTGCCGTTACTGAGTGAGTAAGCTGCGAGGTTGCCGCTGAACGTGTTGCGGACCTCCCAGCCGTCCTCGGTGACGAACGCGCCACCTTGGAAGTCCACGCCGACGCAGTCCTGCACGAACACGTCATGCGTGCCGTGGACCACCTTGGCCCACTTACTGCCGCCCGTGCCCTGGTAGCTGTTGCCGATCGACTGACGAGTCAGGTCTGGCCGCGAGCCGCAGTGGTGATCGTGATCCGCGTACTTGCCGATCTGGTTCGTGCCGGGCACGATCACGCCGTTGACAGTCTGTGTGTTGTTAAGCGACAAGAAGGTCGTGCGGCCGACGCCGACGAACTGGTTGTACTGCACATCCCACGACGCGACGTGCCCTACGTTGGCCGTATGAGCACGGGTGCCCGCCGGGTTCTCCGATCGGATGACGACGTTGTGGGTCAGGTTCGCCACGCGCGGGAAGTCGGAGATCGAGCCGTCCGGGCGGCGGATGCATTCGTGCTCAAAGTCGAGCGGCTTCGACAAGGTGACGACGTTGCCGGAGATGGCCGCGATGGTGACGGTCGATTCCCGACGAATACGGATGGGGTCTTTGAATTTCTGATTCTGCTGCCGCGTGTCCGGGATGAGCAGCTCATCACCAACGTGCCAGCCGATAGGCGCGGGCGACAAGGTGAGGGTAGTCGCCCCAGCTTCGATGTCACCAACGGACATGACGAAGGGCGTCTTCCCCTGTCCGACGCGCGACTGGTAGCCCAGGTTCAGGAGCCCATTACCCCACTGCCACGGATCACGCGCGAGGTCCAGTGGTGCTTCGAGAAAAATCACTTCCGCTCGACCAGTGATAGGTGCCTCGGCAGTACCCAACTCGAAGCGCCCTGTCGGAAGATTCAGCAAGTGAATCGTTTCGAGTACAGTCTGTTGCCCAGGGGGTGCAGTGAGCAAGCCAGCGTTCTCGACGGCATCGAAGCGTTGATGCGGATCGAGCGTCACGGTCTCGCCCTCCTCGACCACCAGCACATTCGGCAGCAGCCGAGCGAACCGAGGAACGATCTCACCGTTGTGTAAAAGAACGTGGTCGGCATTCACTGTGTCATGCATGACTATTTCCCTTCTGCCATCACCTTCAGTCGGCCGTACCCGTGAAACCACACGGGCGGCATAATCCGACGCCGCTTCGGGGCCGTCGGTTGAAACTCACAGAACGACCGCAAGTCTGGGCTCCACAGAAAATGCGGCCCCCACCAGAACTTCGACTTCGTGACGATGACGAAGCCGCCCCTGGTCCACCACAGCCGGAGTGCGTAGAACAAGCAGTTGCTCATCGAGTGGTCACGCACAGGTGCCAGCGAGTGACCACAGGACAGGAAGACGACTGGCTCCAGGTGGCTGCTCAATCTCATGGGTTCTTGCTTCCCTTATAGATCCGCGCCCACGTGTAAAACCGTACTTCCACGTCCGCACCATCCGCGCGCAGCTCGTAGGCTTCGATGCCGTGGTCGTGCACCCGCAGCACGAATACTTGCCTCGTAAACTCACGCGAGCTGTAGCCTGGCTGGTAGACTCTGACGGCGTCTCCAGGCGCGGGCTTCACGCTCACCGCCCGATCCTCCACACCTTCACTTCCGGTCTATCTACCAAAGTTTCCCGAGGTGACCATCCGTTCTTCCACACGATCTTCGGATCACCCGAGATGCCGATGGCGATCGTCAGACCCTCGGTGCCCGACACGCCGCTCGGCACGCGCACCACCTTCTCAAAATCCGCACCACCAACGGGAGAGTCTTCCCAATTAGCATTCTTCCGTACAAGCACAACATCATCGGGCATGAACCTCGTGCCCCGGATAAACGCCTCTGCACACTCGCGCTGCACGGGGCCGGGAACATCCGACTGCAGGCCAGCTTGGCAATGAAATGTCATACCCGTAGCCGTGATACGATGCAGCACGCCAAAGGCCAGGGCGTAGTCGGGGTTGTTGAACCGCTGTCGCCCAGTCTCACGCCCATCGCGCTCATCAAAACCCATCGGCTCATCACTGATCGTAGGCTTATCCGTCTCCTCCTGAACGTAGGCAATATCCCACACGCGTCGAATGTTCTGCCAACCTTCACGCCCACGATCTAAATGCCGCACAACGTAAGCACCAAGCGGATTGCCATTTGCCTCGTCACTTTCAGCAGGACCGGCGGTCCAGAGCATAGAAAGCCCTGATACTGACTCCTCTGCATATCGCTGGACATTGTCTGGATGGTGCAAGTCCTCATGCTGCGTACCATGCAGCGGTTCGTTGGCAAACTCGTAGATCGCCACAGGCTGATGAGCGGCACAGATACGGGCAACCTCCATCGCGTGATGCTGAAAGTCGTAGTCACGACTGGCCGAGTCCGCAACGGCCACAACCTCAGCATATAGCCCATACTCGGCACACAGTTCCAACGCGCGCGGCAGAGCGTCCCGACCGTCCTCGGGCGACAAGTCGAACATGTGGACGACGGTCGAGAACACGCGCACCAGATTGAAGCCCGTCACCTGCGCCCAGGCGAGGAACTCACGCGCGTGAGCTTCATCACCGCGTGCGACGTCATAGACTAGCCGAAATGCCGATACGCCCCGCCAGACAAACGGAGAGCCATCCTCACGTACTAGGCCGCGACCATCCACGTGCAATCTGGTTAACGCGACAGACGTGGGAGGTGGCATCACCACATCCGGCTCTTGCGGCTGTTCTTCGGCGGTATTAGTCGCCCAGATCGGCACGCCATCCGAGTACAGGACCGCGTTGCCGTCGTCCTGCAGCGACAAGTCAGGGTTGGTCCCGGCACTGCCCGAGGCCCACACCGCACGCCCCTCAGGGCCATACAGGACGAGATTACCATCAGGATGCAGCACGAGATCCACAGTGATCTGGCCTGACGTCTGAGAGGCCCATAGCGGCGTGCCGTCACGACGATACAGAACTACGTTGCCGTCGTGCTGGTGGACGAGGTCGAAGCGGCCATTCTGTGATACTAGTCCCTCGCCCGGCAGCAGTCGCTCCTCAGGCACGAGACGATGACGGGGTAGAGACGGTAATGGTGGCATAGGGGGCTCCGGCTCGTCGGGCTCATCAGGCTCGGGCTGAGGCTTCGAGGCGCGCAGGTCCAGGCGTGGCGAGGCGTCGGCTGCTGCGTACAATCGGCGATGCGATTCGCGTAGTTCCGGGAGACTCACCATGCCGTCACGGCCGTCGGCTCGCGTGTAGGGCCAGCACCAGACCAGGTCGATCTGCTCTTCGCGCACGAGCTGCCACAGCGCGCCCTGCTGATCAAGTACATGTTGCCGTGGCCAGTTGTAAGTCAGCAAATCGCCATGGATCTGGCGATAATAGGCCATTACGACCCCGACGCGGCGTGGACGCAGACGGCGCACCGCTTCCCGAATGCGCACCATGCTGAGAGGAATTGATTCCAATAGGCCATCACGCTTGACCGGATAACCGAAGATCAGCGGGATAACTTCAATGCCGTCCAGATCCACACCCGCAAAGGCCGTCTCAATATAGGGATACCCTGGCTCATCGTGGTAGGCCGCGAGCGGGACCCCATGCTGCCGACAGAGTTTCAATGCGGCGGGCAGATCGTCACGACCCAGTGTGTGAAACACAGCCACGATACTGGGATCAACCTGTGCTGCGTTTTCCGACACCTCAACAAGACGAGCAATCGGATTCGGCTCACCACTCGTGCAGACTAGGACCGGATGCAAGGTTGGCGCGAATGTCGGGACGCGCACCAATGTCATTGGTGCTACGTAAGGCGTAAAGTCCAATGAGTGAATAAACAACGCGTCTGCGATCCCATGCGGTATCTGCACGGGAATCGTACAGGTCCCATCCGCATGCGCGACCATCTGTGCCGGTAGTGATGAATAACCCGTCCAGACATGACGACAGGTCTCACCGTGCTTGCGGGCATACAGGCGCGTCACACCATTCGGTGCTGTCACGTCCTCACCCGAAACCCAATCCCCGTCACGCACAACGCGTGTAATTATTACTGGCCCAAGATTCTCTCGGGAAAGAGCATCCGGCGACAGCGGGTGCGAGGTATCCCGCGACACCCCCACCCGTCCGTCGAGATGCTCAAGTGTGTATGGCGCTTTAGCCGGCACCCAACTAACATCGCCGGCAGATGTCACCCAAACGGCGTATGGACCATGAACCTTGCCCGTGCCTAGTACCGTCACGCTGCGATCATGCCGCTTGATAAGATACCCACGGTCATCAGCTACACCGATACAAACAGCCCAATGGTCGCCATCAGTGGTCTGTCGTGCGGCTACTAAACTGATCCCCTGTCCCGCCTCAACAGGCAGAAAGACCGGTGCGTCTTGCCCAAACGTAATCGGGCAAGGCACGACGCGCTCGGGCATCGTGACTTCGAGTCGGTCGTCGGTGATCGAGGTAAAATAGCCCATCACAAATCAGTTCTGGTCAGATTCATCCGCGCGTGCGTCGATCCGCGCCTGCGCTTCGTCACCAGCGGCAAGAGCTTCAGCCTTTACTGCTTCGACCTTGGCGCGGAACTCTTCAATGGTCACGCCTTCACTGGCGTTCGCATTGATATGTGCCTCGACCGCGTTGATAGCCGTCGTAGCCGCCTGCTCAGCCGCAGTAACTACCGCAACCGCGCCGTGCTGCTCACGCGCTCGAAAGACAGAAGCCAAGAGTTGCCCAATTCCTTGGGCCAAAATGAGTGTCAGGCTCACTGCACACCTCCCTGCTGATTCACATAGTTACGAGCGAATGTCGTCGCTGCCCGTAGTGAGATACCAAACCCGGCAACACCGACATTCGTGTGCGTCTCTAATTGCACGATCAACGGGTCCACCAACGTGAATACCGTCGTGACCGTAGCGCGCAGACTAGCCTCGGATGTTACGTTCGCAAGGGCATCAAGTGCCGCCACAAGAGGACCAGGAGCCGCCGTGGTTCCGGTCGCCGCGACGATGGCCGAGTCGAATGCGTTCTTCTCCGCGTCAGATAACGGTAACGTATCAATGAACCGTCCAGCCGCGCGAGTGATTGCCAACCCGGTTCGTAGACCATCGGCCGCGCGAGCCGCAGCATCACGCACTTGCTGTTGCTCGGATACTCCAGGCGAGGTTTCAATGGCTGCGCGTGCTGCGCATCCGTACGCGCCTGGAAGGGCCAAGGCCACAAGCACAATAGGAATAGCAACGTATCGTGTAAATCGCATGTTAGTCTCCTTGAAATACGGTTACTTACTTCCGTCCCCGGTTCCCGTGATGGCTGTGCCGATTGCGTGTCCCGCTGCCTTTGTGCTGTTGACCATCGCTCGGCCCGCCCCGCCGATATTGGTGATCTGCTGGGCGCCCTGGTTGATGAGTCCGAACACACCCGCCGCGCTCGACAAGACCAGTCCGTAAGCCACAAAGTAATTCCAAGTGGTCTCACGCGCAAAATCATTGTGCGAATAAGCCCACAACCCGACACTAACCAGCGCGAGCAAACCTGCGAGCGGCAAGGCCAACTTCTGGTTGATGAACCCCTTGAAAATCTGAGCCAGGGTCACGGTAGCCGCGCTCATGGCGGCGATAGTCTCGGGTTCCATCGGTTAGGTCCTCATCCTTCACACTCGCCTGTTTCCATTATCCGCGACAGCCGCTGCGCCCGTGCCGGTGTCTGCACGCGAGCCCATTTCGATTGCAGCATTGCTGCTGCTCCTGCTTCGTACTCACCTCGACGGATTAGCGCCAAGGTGCGCGTGAACTTGGCGAGTCCAGCCACGCCCATCTGGTAGGCCATCTCGTAAATCACACTACGCCTAGTAGGGTCCAGAGATACCACCCATGGAAAACGCGCATCGGTCTCGACAATCTTCGCGTCCATGCGCGCGTCGAGCATGCGCCCAGCTTCCGCTTCCAGAATCGGCTCATCGACGCGGCACCCGTAGCCGATAGTCGGAAAACCTTTGACAACACTGCCCTTGGTGATCGGCTTACCAGTGGCATCGTCATAGACGGTCAAGCGCAGTCCCTCATTCACCTGGAGACGTGCACGAAGTAGTGATCTAGTATTCATCACTTCGTCTCTTTCTTCGTATTCTTTGCGGTCTACTTGGTGTGTACTTCGATGTTCTCCAAACTTTGCCCAGCTGACTTGCGCTCATGTTGAGCGATTTCATCAGTCCGCAGATCGGCCGCTTCCTTGCCCTGGACCCTGCCAGCCGCTTCCCCTTCCGCATAGGCGAGACGAGCCGCTTCACGCGCTGTCTTTTCGAGAGACAACTTAAACTCATCCATGCGCGAGTTCACTGTTTTGTGCGTTTCATGCGACTTGGCGTACGTCAAAATGTTGCCTATCCCTAGCGCCACGAATCCGGTAACCAACCCAATCAAAGCGGTGCTATCCTCATCTGGGAGTAGCCCTACAATCATCACAATGGCCACCACGCCCAGGCCCATAAGCCCGGTGACGTACGCCAAGACAAAGCGGCCATTGTGCTCTGCCATCTAGAGTACCTTCCTCCCTTGCATCAATCGCATAACGACGAGGATGAATACCACGATGAGCAGCACGTGGATGAGCTGACCGCCTATCGCCACCGAGCCGGTCAGCCAGAGCACTAGCAGTACGATGATCAGTAGAGTCAGAATACTCATGCGTTTTCTCCTACTGCCAGACCGACATCAACAAAGTCAAACTCACCAGTAGCAAAGGAATCCATAGTGGAACCTTGCCGGTAGCGGACACGACCGTAACCAGTAGTGCGAGTAGCGCAAGCAGTGGAAGCAATCCCATTTCGTCTCCTAAAGCGGGTTACAGATCCGAATCTTCGTCATCTGGCCGAACATTCCGAAGTAGCCGTACATCACGCCCGCGACCTTGTTCGCGTTAGCGAAACCACCGCGCCACTCACCGCTGAAACTGTTGAAGTTATGGACCAGCGCGACCGCACCAGAGTCATAGATTTCGGTGCGTGCACCGGCATCGGTGACATTGGTCGCATAGACTCGAAAGTGACCATCAGCCGCGACACTCGTTGGCGCATCTCCCGTACCTGTTACGGTGCCTGGCTTGACTTCCACTTCGATCTTTATCCACTTATTCTCGCTATTCGCTCGCGTGAACATCGAGGCTGCAATACCGGCAGGGGCGACGACACCAGAAATCGTACGGAAGACAACACTGATGGTCGGAGACGCTGGCGTGAATAAGTTCAACGACACCGACGTATCAATATTCTCGGTCGTGTGAACCAACTGGACCAATGGATTGAACGAGAACGCTGATGGGGCATCGTGATAATCCCACGCAGCCGTATTAGGCCGATAGTAAGCCACAAACCTAAGCTCGGTACCCATCATGGTTAGATCGTGCTCAAACCAGAGCCCAGCAGTGCCATGATCTTCTGAGGTCTCATCTACATCGACGCCGTTCTCACCTCCAGGCCCGATGGCCGATGCAAACTTAATAGCCTCGGTAGACCGTAGCTCGGGATAGACTGTATCCTCGGGGTCGCTACCGTTGGGTACTTTTTCATAAAAGCCCGGTACAAACGCATCCGACGCATCGCCATCACCGAAGTCCTGCTCATACTGCACGGTATCACATCCATCCGGGTCAACAACAGGAGGCAGAACCACGTCTTGCCAGACATACCAAACGTCTAGCCGAACACCGTTGTCGTCATGACCACCGGTAAACGCTCCCGCACCGTTATTGTCGATGCTGAGATAGAGACTATCAATGTCCGCAACGTCCATCAACCCAGCGAGAGCCAGTGCCTCGATATCCGAGGTCACTTCGTCCATCGCCGGAATGGGCAAGTCAACTATCTTATCATGCGCCGTGCCGAACAGGTCATCGAAGCGCGTGCCGTGCACCCCACCGCTCATCCGCCAACCGCTGCAGACTAGCTCAAGACGCGCGGCTGCGTCAATGTTCGTCCAAATACCGTCGGTAGACTTGACGCGAATCGCGGCACTCACAACCTTGATGCGGCGTAGTGCGGCTGGAACCTGCACGACGAGGACTTCAGTATCCGCAGCCGCCATGAACTCAGCGTTTGTCAACGACACCGATGCGTGCTCTAAGCGACAAAACGAACTTGCAGGACTAGCGGACCCTGGGCCTGTACCTACAGACCCGCCGCCTGTCTTGCCGCCTAGCCATGCGTCATACTTATCTCTGAACGTCCCGAGGAATCGAGTGCCTCGAACGAGCACGATAGTGTAGCGAATCTCTGCGCCAGTGCCGCCCGTACCACCGGTTCCAGCCACACTACGGCCACGCACTTCCGTGATTAGTAATTCCTCATCTATATTGCGGTCTGAGATCTCGACATTTTGCGTCATGCCGGGGCGCAGACCGGGAGTCCACGTATCATACGTAACGCGCAAAACATCCTGCGAGTGCGCATCGAGGAGTGAATCCGCAATCTGCTGCAGGAATGCCTTATTCGTAACGTCTGGGTAGCTCGCTGAAAACTCCCAGGGACTGGCGTCGTATGCGGTCTGGTCTATTGCGGTGACGACAAACGGGAACTTCGCGTCATAGCGAATACGGAACTCATGCCCGTTACCCGGAGCGCCGCCAATCTCTCGCGTGATGGTAAGAGCGACGGGATCGTATCGCCAAACCGCCGCCCAAATAGAGTCCGGTCCACCGAGGGACTCGTAACCGTTCACACCAAACACAAATGACCCGGTGCCGTCATAGTCTACTACACCGTAGCCTATGGCACTGTCCGCCAAATACGGGTAAATACCGTAGATGTGATGGTCGAGTTGAAACGTCGTTGTTGTGCCATCGCCGGTAAAGTACTGCGTGTACTCGGAGACAACCGTATCGGGGCCACCCTTGAGGTAAATCTTATTGTAACGCGGCTGGCTTGACGTCAGAACTTTCGCGTCACCGATTGTGATCCTAGGGTTGTCTACATCCGTAATATCGAACGGAGCGGCCACACCCCCAGGCAAAGCCATCGACAAAACTTTCGTCGGGCTCATGAGCCACAAATAGCCCTCACTCCAATTCGAGAGATTATTGAGCACCGCTGAACCAAGCATCCCGTCAATCACCAACTCCTCGGTAAGAGCCGGGCCATCTACCTGCGAGCCACTCAGCGTGACGCCGTAAACGGCGAGGTAGTCATCAACGATCTTCGTCAGGATCTGCTTGAGTGTCGTGCCGGCCGCAAATGTCTCGGTGATAAAGCGCCGGTCAAGGAGCACGTCGTAACCAACGAATGAGATATGCAAGTGGAGGTTATTCGTAGCCTCTCGACCCGCTCCAGACTCCTCGACACGCGTAACATACCCACCAAACGCAGGAGTACCATTCTCGGAGAATAACGACTCAGCATCGACAGCAGGACGATACGCTGCAGCGGGAGAAATGATGTCGCAACTGAACGTGTTTTTCCCGTTCGCCACCCACGCAGGATTCCCCGAGCCGTTCAAGTAGCCAACGGTCACGCCGCCGATAACGAGGGTATAGGTGGCCATGATTAGACGCCAGCGCCCCATCGTTCAAGCTCCTCTGGAATCTCGGGAAGAATGCTGCGTGTGAGTTTTGTCGCTCCTCCGCTATCTAGCCACTGATCGACGCTATCACCATCCCACGCAATGATCTCGATAGTGTTGTTAGTTGTTCGCGTCCCGCTACCACTGCTACCATTACCATCGGGAGCAGGAGCCGCCGCATCCGGTTCCGGCGCATCGCCAACGACTGGCTCGCGTGGTTGTGCGGTGCCGGTCGGTGGAATGCCCTCACCGATCTGGCGATAGGTATAGGGAATGATCACCGGCTTGATCTGAGTCAGACCTATGAGCTTGAACTCCTCGATGAGATCACCAATCTTGAGAATCAAGGCATCGATAGCGTCTACGAGCGGAGTCTTGAAGTCCAGGCGGCTTGTATCAACAAGCTTTTCGCCAAACTCGTCAGTCAAACCACCGGCGTCTATCAACTTGTCAATAATGGGTTCGAGATTAGACGGCAGCGTGAGACCCATCGTCAGTGCGTCGGTCACAAGACCCTGGATCCGCTGCGCCATGCTTAATATCGCATCCTCGACGCCGCTATCTTCTAGGGCTGGACCCAAATCACCGAAGATCACGCCCAAATCATCGGAGGCACGAGACAGAATGTCGAAGTCTTTTACAATCTGAGCTGCAATTTCGTCAATCTGCAGCTGCTTGACTTTCGGACCAAGCTCGTCAAGCTTAATTCCGTAGCGGCCCGCCGCATCCTCTACCTCCTGTAGCGAGGGCACACCCACTTCCGCCAACCCGAGAAGCGCCGCAGCATTATCCTCCGTCAGCTGCTTCGACTCGATTAACGTCGTAAGGATCGGGCCCATCGCCGGTGGAATCTTCCCACCCGCATCGAGCGTAGCGGCTAGCCACGCATTGACGTCCGTCGCCATCCCGCGTGTAATCGACGAAGCACTGAAACCCGCGTCACGCATCCGCATAAACGAATCGACAATCGGCTGCGCGCCGTCCGCTGCCGCTTGCATGCGTAGCATCGGGTCTTCGATATCTGACCACGCTAACCCGTACTGTTCAACATCGGCCTTCAACGATTCGACAGCCTTCTCTTGCTTCTCCAAAGCTAGCGTGATAGCATCGATAGCCTTCTTGGCGCCTTCCTTATCGCCGCGACCCGTGCGCTGCGTCAGATTGATCCACAGCCGCTCGCCCTCATCTCCAAGGTCATTTAGCTTCTGGCGCAACTCGTCAAAGCCACTACCGGCTGCCGCCGTATCGAATGACTCGGCAAACTTTTCCACCTCACGACGACCCGCGCTCATCGCTCGGATAAACCCGGTCACCGCTCCAACAACGCTACCAATTGCAATACCCCACGGGCCAAACGCTGCTCCGGCTTGCGCTCCGGCCATAGCGCCCTGAAACGCTCCGGCAGACTTTGACCCAGCTTCGGACGCAGCTTCCCAAACGTTGATCGCACCTTGATAGATGACAGCAGCTGCCTGCATTCCAGCCGCAGCCTTTTGCGCAGCTGATGCATCCTTACTCATCAAGACGCTAAGAGATCCGAAGCGCCCACCAATCTCGCGTGGGCCTCCCTCTTCTGCCGTGCGATTGAGATTCGTTTCGCTTCCACCGATTTGCCGCGTGAGACTCCGAGCCGTCCCCAACTGCACGATCATCTGGCCAATGGCCGACGCTATGCCGCCAATATTCTCACCCGCGATCTGACCAAGGCGCACAAAGCTATCCGACAGGATATTAAGCGACTCGTCAGCCAGATCGATCTTGAGTTGTTCGACTAGCGAATCCCGTTTTACTTTTGCCATGCGGTCAACGGAAGCATAATATGCCTCAGCATGCTTCCCGCTCTGCCCGTATGCGGCCTTCGTTGTCAACGCCCACTGCTCAATCTCACGCTTCGCAAATCCAATGCTCGTCATCGTACGCTGCGCGACGGACGTTTCCAACTCCATTTCAATTTTGTTAAGCTCAGATGCGCTCGTGGATAGCCCCGTCCAACCGGGAATCATCCCAAGAGCCTTGCCGAGTTCCTTCGCAGGCGCAACTAGCGAGGCCCACTTAGACATCGCCCGAGCAATCTTCGTCTGCGTAATATCAACAGCTGGTCCCAAAGCTGCGAATATTGACGTGAGATTTTTCGCCGACGACGCAACCAGCGTAGCGTTAGCTGGCATACGGTAGAATGCGGCCAAAACAGAATTGAGTACTGGCGTGAGTTTCGCACCGCTCTCCTGGAGGTCTATGAGTTCCTTGCCGATTTGCTTCAGCTGAATCGTCGTCAGTGGGCCGATAGCCGTCAGCTGCCGGACAACGGTATCGAGTAGCTTGATCTCCTCGGCAACCTTCTTACCCGACAACTCATCAAACTTACTCTGAACAATCTCGCTCATCTGCTCGGCAGCAGATTTTGCGTTTTCGTTCAAGACGATTGATGCCGCTACTTGCTTATTGAGTTCGTCGGTAATCTCCCCGAGGTTCGTCGGAATGGGAAGTGGCTTGACCGTAGCGGCCTGGTCAAACAACGTTGCAGGACCAACAGAATCAATAGGCGCGCCAGCAAGCAACCCAACTGAACCGACAAATGATTGGACACGACCTAATTGAACCGAGTTAATCGTCCCAGTTATCAGAAAGAAAGTGCGCCACGCATCAACGCCGGCAAGGACATGCCCCTTCATTAGCGCTAGAGCGCTATTGATACCGATGAGCCCCATCTCCGTGAACGTTAACTCTGATGGGATATCTGCAAGTGTCCGAACAAAATCACCGACAGCCTTACCCGCGTCTTTAAACCCGGTAACAAACACAGCCTTCAACGTTGAGCCAGTTTCCCGAGCGACATCCTTGATCGCGGTTAGTCCCTTCGTTACTTCATCTTTCGCAACTACTGCCAAGTCTTTCATCTCATCTCGCGCAAGTATGACAATGGATTTAACCCCATTAAGAGCATGCTTTGCGAGATCGCCTACTGCCGTCCACTTCAAGAGTGCGGCCCCGACGCCCGTGATTGCAAGAATCGTCGCGCTAATCGGGAGACTCACGCCAGTGGCGGCGACTCCCAGGGTGCGAAGCGCGTTTGTCGCAATCGATGCGCCAAATCCACGCGAGAACAAAGACCCTAGCGCCGTGCCTGCACGCGAAAGAAGTCCGACCTTTGTGGCTGCGGGTGTCGCGGCCGCGGCAACCTTATTTATATTGCCGCTAAGCGGCAGGAGCATCTGCGACCCAGACGCGGCCATGAAGTTAAATGCCAATTGTTCGCCAGCCGCGAACTTCACCGCCTTAGATACTGTTCCAACAGCAGCTGCATTAGCTATAAGAGCGCCAGTATTGATCGTCGCAGCGGTAGTCGACGATGTAAAGCCCTTTATCAATAAGCCAAGTAATGGCGTTAATGTCTTGACTCCAGAGCCGATGCCCCCTATCGCCCAAAGAACCGGACCGGCCGCCGCCAATAGACCTAACAATGCAAAACCAGTTAACTGGATAGGTAGGGGCAACTTCCCGAATCCTTCAACAAGTCGAAGGACGCCATTGAGCATCGGCTCAACGGCCTTCACAACATCCAAGAGAATTGGTAGTAGGATATCGCCTAGCTTCTGGCCGATAACAACGATCTTCTGCTGAAGCTGTGCCCAGGCAAATCCTGCTTTGTTAACACCCTCGGTTTGCTCGACAAATGCTTCCGCCGCCGACCCTGAAGCCTCCGACATCGCTGCCAGTTTCGTACTGAAGACATCGGCCTGGCCGCCCGAGAGCGCAAAGATCGCTGGGAGAGACTCGACGTTCGCAAACAGCTTACCAATAGCCTCGGTGCTACCGTCGGTAGTCCCGATAACCTTCTGAATCGACCCAACGAGACCATCTTGTTCAATAGACGCAGCAGCTGACTCGACCCCGAGGGTCTTCAGCGCCTTCTGCATGTCATCGGTAGGCTTCAGTAGCGCAGCCATCGCGCCACGCATCTGCGTCGTGACTTCACGAGCACTGCCGGTTACGCCAGTGAGGGTAGCGAAGCTTGCGAACAACTCCTCTTGCGTAACATTGAGCGCGGCTGCGATGGGCGTGACTTTACCAATAGCTCCGGCAAGCTCAGGGAACGTCGTCTGGCCGAGCTTCACCGTAGCAAAGGCAAGATCTGCGGCCTTCTGGACGGCCGCTGCCGTCGTATCTCCGTAGCCCTTCGTGACTGCCGATGTGAGCTCGATAGCTTCCGTTGTTGACGCCAATCCGGCGGCTGCGGCCCGAGCGTTGATATCTACGATCTTGACCGTGTCTGCCGTATCACCAAACGCAGAGATAACTTGGTACAGACCATCGGCCAAGTCGCCAGTAGACTTCCCGGTCGCAACCGCCATCTCTTGGACAGCGGTCTTCAATTCATTGACACGATCTATGTTACCCGGGATCAGTGTGGCGACATTCGCCATACTCGCGTTGAATTGCGTCGCCATGACTACGGCCGCAGTTCCGATCCCGATCAAAGGCAGCGTAACGCCTACGGTGAGGCTCTTACCGATTGAGGACAGCTGTGGGCCAAGGGTAGCAAAGCGCTGGCCGAAACCATCGAGTTTCTGCTGAGCAAGGTCCAGCCCGCTCGACAGTCTATCATCGAGTTCAATGGTCCCAAAGAGTGTGCCGATATCTAGCACAATACTCCCGTCCTATCCGCCCGCCCGCGCCCGCCTACGGGCCGCGAGCCGTCCGGGCGACCCTTACCCGCCCGAGCGACCCGAACGGCCCGCCTACGCCCGCTAGCCGGGCCGGTTCCCGGCCCGCCGCCGGGCCGGTTCCCGGCCCGCCGCCGAACGACTCCCGCCCACCTACGGCCCGATCCTCCCGGCCCGCGCCGAACCGGGAGGATCATGGCTTCAGTGACCCTGTCTTCTGGCCCAGCGAAGCGTTCTGCACGAAGCACCAATCGGTGATTAGCATCTCCATCTCGGCCACCGTCTGCTTCTTCGGTTCCACCTTTGGTTTCTTTTCCTCTGGGTCGAAGTTCAGTACGAAGTCGCTGATGGGTAGAGCCTCCGGGTGCTTCTTGGTATCTCGGTTGATGTTCCATAGCGTCTGCGTGATATACGCCAGCTGATACGTATCCCGTTCCAGTGGCTCCAACTCCACAAACGCCATCCATCTAAGAAACTCCTCCCACGAGATACCGCGCAGCATCCGATGCACATCTGCTCGACGCATATGTGCCGCCAACCGAAAGGCGAAACGATCTAGGGCGCTTCGCCTGAACCGTTTTTTGCTTCTTCTCTCGCCTCCTCAGTCTCCGCCTTCTGAACGTCGTCCATGATCGCTTCGAGCTTCCTCTCGTCCACGCCCGCCGCGTCCACGGCATCCGCCAGTTTGCGAAGTTCAGCTGAGAGCTTCTGCAACTTCACTGGGTCGGTGCCCGCTTCCTTCAACTGCGTGGAAATGTCCACGGACTTCGATCCGAATCCGTTCAGCTTGAGGATGACGTTGTCCACACAGTGACGAAGCACTGCCGCGTTTTTCTTCTTGAACGCTTCCAACTGATTCAAGTTCCCGATGCGATTACCGTTCTCGTCCACGAGGCTCTGGATAAAAATCCGCAGACCCGCCGTGTGCTTGCCCGGACCCTGGTTGTTCTTGATGAACTCCATCATCGTCCCAGCATCCAACGAACCGAAACGAACTGTCCCACCCCACGCTTCTGCCGTAGCAAATGTTACGTCATCAGCGTCGAGTATTTCCTTGATTGAGAGAATCTTTCCGCTCACTATCCACCTCCAATAAGTGGTTGGTTAAATGCCCCGGAGTTCGTGTCGCGGGCCTCCGGGGCGATTCGCCCGCTTGGAAATCGGTGACTCGTGGACGGCCACCGACCTGACGTCACTAGCTGGCCGCTTCCACGACCGCGCCCGCCCACGTAAGAACCACATCAGCGCTCTGCAGCCCGTCCACGGTCGCTTCCGCATACGCAAACTGCTGCACGTAGGCCGGACCCGTTCGCGACACACCCGAGGGAAACAGAATCTGCCACTGATTCTTCTCGTTCGCCGCGAGATCCGCGAGCACGGCCACGTGCGTCGCATCCGAGCCAACGTAGTTAATGCGAAACGCTGGGTCACTCTTACGAAGAATCCCGAGCACATGGCTCTCAGTTCCCTCGTTGTGTGACGATGTTTCGATCTTGTTCCGGCTCATACCACCTGGTGTGACGTTCGTGATCTCACCGACGGTGGTAAACACGGTTGGACTCGCCAACAGCGCGCGCTTGACCAGGATTCCTGTTGCGGTAACTGCTTCACTCATGCTCTTACTCCCTATGAGGGCTTCTTCATAGCCCTGATGTTGAACGCCACTCGTTCACGCCCGTTTGCGTCCAGCCCAACTGGATACGGTTCTTGATCCGGCTCGATATACACATACCGCACACCGTTGATGTCGGTGTCTCGAAGTACAACGGCAGAGTATGACGCTTGTGCCAAGTCCATAGCTCGGTCAAACGTTGCCGCCCGTACACCGATCTGCATTCCCGGCCGTCGATACGAGGGCACCGCACCTGTGTTATGGATACGATACGGAGACGTGCCGCCCGTTTCCGTGAGTGTGATGTACTCGCCAGTGGCCGCGTATTTATACTTTTGGCCATAGACGATTTGCGCACCGTTCAACACGCTCGAATCGATCTGAGCGAGGAGACGCGTGCGTACATCCAAAGAGAAACTCACGTGCGTTTCAACTCCATTCGTCGCGCCAGCCGCGCAGCCATGTGAGGTTCCGACTCCTCTAACACCGACTGCAAATACTTCCACTGCCCAATCGGATGGAACGCATCGGGGTTTTCGTGCACAATTACCGCATACGCTCCCGCCGCCCCACCAAAAGACATCGATACGGACATCTTGCGCCCATTTCGCTTTGGGGTCTCCACACGACCGCTCGCGCGCAGCGCGCCCGTATCAACCGGCGTACGGCGCTTGGCCTCGGTCATCTCAATCTGCGCTTCCACATGGAGAGCTTGCGTGACTTGCTCAGAAAACGACCGCTGAACGCTACGGATTTTGTCCGACATTGCCTTCATGCCGGTGATCCTGACCTTCGCCATCACACCGCCACCGTTTCGTCAGCCGTTACGGGCCACAACGTCTGCTCGATAGCGTCTCCGAGGGCATTGGCAATGTTGGGCCATGCGTAGCGCGGATCGTTAGCCAGAGCGATACCTGCACTCGACATCTCTTGCCGCACTTGAGGCCACGAGTAAAGATCCTCTAACGCTTGCACAAATAATTCGCGATCCGCAAGACCGCCAATCACGTTGATGCTATTGAACGTGCACGCGACCGTCGTGCACGGGACAAGTCGCGCAGCATCCCGCGCCCACTCGCCATAGGCCGACCAGTCGGGCAGGAGTTGCGGAACCCCGCACGCCATCATCTCCAGAGCCGGCAACCCCCAGCCCTCGCCCTGGGTCGTGCTAATCCCTACATCGAAACACGAGTAGAGATGGGATAGCTGGAGTTCACTCAACCCCTTATAGGCGGTTGGCTCCGAAAGGATGACGCGCCCGTGCAGCCCGAGATACTGCGTCAGTTGATTGACCTCATACGCCATTTCCCCGGTCGGAGCGACGTGGAGAAATAGATACGCATCATCACGATGGAATTTGCTCACCCACTCCCCGAAATACATCAGAGTGAGATCAAGACGTTTGCGCGGCTGGTTGCGGTTGACGTTCCCGACCAGAAATGCGTCATCAGGAAGCGGCAGCCCCACTTCCTTACGCGCAAATGCCTGATCACGCGGCTTGTAAATCGTCCGGTCTACACCTAGCGGAACAACGGCCGCTGGACCTTCGTAACCACCCGCCCGAGCTTCATCCAACCCGAACTGCGTCCAGAAGACCGCCAGACTAAGGGCATTCAGCCCTCGCTCCTTGGCCGTTGTCCCATTCACCTTCCCGCCACGACAATTCTTTCCGTCAACGGCGAGAATCCCAACTACAGGGATCTGAGGAACGTGTTCCAAGACCTCTATGTAGTAGGGAATATTCCACGGATCATTTTGAATGACGATGACATCGGGCCGAACCTTCGGTACAACATCCTCAAGGCGACCGACTCCAAACATATCCTTGCCCGGCCACGCCGGATAAATCTGATAAGGATACGCGTGCGGGTCACCGAGGTAATTGAGCCCGAGTACAGCGACGTCAAACCGATGGCGTAGGGTATCGAGGGTATAGTGCGTGGCGCGAGCGAAGCCACTATCGCAGCACGCGTCTCCGATCCAGAGGAGTTTCTTCATTAGTTCAACCCTCCCTTGGTAGACGCGCTCATCGCCTGCGCTTCTTCTAACAACCGCGCAGCTGCTCGTGCTTCCTTCCCCAACCGCAGAAACGCACGGCCCAAAGCCTCTGCGTCTTCCGGTTCGATAAATTGCATCGTTTCGATAGCCAGAGGAGACTCTACGTCACCCATAACGATCCGAGCCGTGACGCAATTCTCTGGGATGTCAAAGCCCTCAGCTCTGAGTGCCTTAAACAACCCGTTAGAGCTAACAAATGACTTCATTGCAACAACCTTTTCCAAAAGTCGGTTGCGATCGTCGCCCAGTTGAACCGCGCCAACACTTGCCGGCGCTCCGATTCAGTCACTGGGTTTGGCTCTGTCTGAAACAAAGCCGTCAACCTATCCACGAGTTCCACTCCATGACATTCTGGGATGAATACCGCATGCCCGTTATACCACTGACGCATTTCCTCCCGGTCGAAGACAACAGGACGCGCACCACACACCAATCCCTCAAGAGCAGGCAACTCGAAACCCTCGATATGTCGGAGTCCCGAGACCCACTTTGTTCGAGAGTAAAGGTTCATCAAATCGAGATCCGCGATGTCGTAGGCAAAAGACCAACCTGGCGGCGGAACGCCCATACCCTTGATATTCGACGGGCCAAGATGAACTGTTTTTCCACCCGCTCCGTATACGGCCCATGCCGCTTCCTCGATAGACTCTTCGCACGGGCCGGATACAAACCCGGAAGTGAGTAGAGTGATATCGCGTTGGTACCCTAATCGACCACAATAGAACGTCGTGTCAATACCAAGCGGTGCGTAATAAAACGGAAAGTCCTTGTTACCACCCTTGTTCTTAAGGTTGTAGTAACTCCAAACGAGTTGGGACCGACGCCAAACCTTGCGCCACTCGGGATCATTCATTCCCGCCGTTTCGAGGCAGTACTGGATGACGGCATACGGCTGAGAGTCGGTAGTGCCCTTGACCGAATCCGCGCCAATAGCGTGGAGCACACACAAATCCGCGTCTTTTTGCTCCTCCGCAAAGGTGACGCTACTCGGAGCGAAACGCTTCAATGCGCCCGCCACGCGCACCATCGCACGCGAGTGGAGACCAACGGGATCAAGGTGCACTCTCATCGCGTAAAGACCTGCACATTCTGCCCGTACCACCACGCTTCGGGAGCGACCTGCACCCAAAAGTGGCTCAAGAGTCTCGACAGCCCTTCATCGTATCGGGCCTCTCCGTTCAATGATCTCCGCCAATAGTCCTGAGGCTGTTCATTTACATGGCCCGAGCCGCCTTGACCCGGAACCGCTGCCGTGAAGAGCAACTTTCCACCGAGCCCTAGATGATTGAGTAGCGTTGCACAAAGCACCGACACTGCCGACTCGGGAAGATGCTCGGCTACCTCCCAACAGAGAACCCAATCAAATTGCTCACCCAAATCTACTGGTTGTGTCAAGTCCACGTTCAATAGAGAAGACTTACCACTAATGGCACGCGATTCGAGACAACAATCCAAGCCAATCGACTTCATACCGAGCGTATCAGCCAGATATACCAAATGCCCTGGCCCGCAACCCACATCTAATAGCGTTCGCGGCATGGGCGATAAACAAGCCAGCGCAGCGTGTAAACATCGAGTGCTCGCCTGTGCCGTATCGGCCGACTGCTGATACGCGGTTCGATGGGCCTGGGTGATCACGCCGATGCCCTCAACTTTTCAAGACACAACTTATCGGCCGGTATGTGGTGACGAGGAGAATCCCCACCCCCAGCGACGATTGCGTGGCCAGAAGTCAAAGAAATACCAACAAGGTCCACGCTCTTTGCGCCGCTCGCTACGGCAAGGCACGCCGCAAAGACGCCCGTTGAGATACGTTTTGAAGGATCTGGCGACCAGCCAAGAGCTAGACCCGAGGCTCGCTGGACGATATCCTCGCGCACGGCCTTTGTGACCTCGCAGATACTTCCGTATCCTACGTGCAACTTCTCTAGCTGTGAAAGGACATTTGTGACCGGAGCTTCCGTAACGTCGGCCCAAACCGAGTGGAACGACCGTCGTCTCCAACTCCGCAGAGCCATGAACTCCGGTTGTGAGTGACCAGACTCTCGGCACAGATACGCGGTCGTCACAAGAACATCTACGTTCACGCCGTGAAGCCTCGCTACCGATACACCACCGTTCGCCGCCAGCACGACATCCCACTCGGTCTTTGGAAACTGCATCTCAGGAGCAGACCCTACTACCAAGCAGCGAGCGCCGGTGCAAAGAGCTTCTAGCATGTTTGGCTCCGCAAGCGCCATACTGAGTCGAGTTGACCCGAACGCGTGACGTCAGCCAGCTGCTCGACCGTTCCGTACTTCCCAAGTTCCGCCGCCCACCAGGAGCGCGGCTGCAAGGTCAGATGGAGCGGGAGCCCGCCGAGGTCATTAGATGGGCCGTGCGCGATCTTGAAGACCGTAACGCGGCAGCACGACGCAATACGAGCCAACGTCGCCTCGACATACTGCGGTGGAATATGCTCCATGACATCGGTGCACACGCCGACGTCAAAGGTGCGAGGCCACGTCATCTCCCAAAGACACGCCTGTACGAACTTCCCTTCATACTTGACGCGAATCTCCGGCTCTAAGCTGTTCTCTACAAGGTCCACTGCCCACGCGTCAATGCCCTGCTCGTTCCAAAGCGCAAACAATCTTCCGAGGCCACAGCCGATGTCGAGCGCCGACTTGAACTGCGCGGGAAACGCGTCACGCTGCTGATGCCATAAGCTCAAGCTATGCGACGCCCGTCGATACTCCGGGAACGTCCAGATACGAGCGTATTTCTGAACCTCTTGATGGAGAATGCTCATGCCGAATGCCTCCACGCTACAAGACTCCCGGTATCTCGATGGCTTAACTCAACGATCTTTGCATCACAAGACCGGAGCCAACAACAAGTTGCAGCCCAAACCGAAGACATAAAGATGTCGTGGACAATCAACGCCAAAGCTGTCAGTGGCCACACCAGTTGTAAGTCTAGTAACGCACCCGATTCAGAATGGTCTCCATCGACATGCGTCACATCGAATAGACGCGAGACAGAAGGCAGCTGCT